CGCTCGGGTCCTATATTGGCGTCTCCATCAACAACGAAAGGAGGTGATCCAGTGTCTTATTCCAAGCGCTGTCACCTCGCTGGGATCGCCCGCCAGGCTTGAGTTTTGAAAGGCTCAATGCTCGGTGTTCGGCGCTCTCAGCGCCTGGGCCAGCGAGTGCAAGAGTTGGAGTGCGGCGGGAGCGATTCCGCCGCACTCTTCTTTAGGAAGCCGTTCACCATCGTTGGCCGCTTGCGGCGACCGGTGCTACGGCAGCGTCGCCGCTTTAGAGCGGTTCAATACTCGTTCTTGATCACGAAATAGGACCCGCGAATAGTTCCGGCGAGCTTCGACTTCTGGCGCGCGAACTTGAAGCGTAACGCAAGCTCCGCCGGCACTTCCATTCCCTCGCAGAGCTTGAATCCGACAGCCCGCTTCTTGGGATCGTCGATCGTATACATCACGTTGATCGACAGGCCGCTCTCGTAGAAGACGTAGGCCATGCGGATATTTTCAACCTGAAACGAAGTGGCCTCCAGCGGAGGAGACGAGATGACGATGTCGCGTTCTTCCCGGAGAATGCGGTGCACCCAGTCGATGGCCGCCTTGGCCTTGCTGGCAGGCTCCACCGTGAAGACGTGATCATATTTGTTCTTGTAATAGCGCGCCTCATGCGCCCGCAAACCGGCGAGCGCGGCGGCGACCGGCGACGATTCCAGGCCTGCGGTCGAAACAGTGTTGAAATCCACGGCGTGGGACATGAGGCACCGGTATCAAGAGCTGTGTTTGTGGGCGGCAGCGCGAAGGGCAAGAATTTGCAAGGCCTGCTTTCAGGGATGGTGGGGGAGGCAGTTGTAGCCTTACCGTCGTAAGTCAAAGGCTTACAGAAAGGTGAGGGATTTAACATGGCATTGGACGAAAAGGGGAATTTTGAGGGCTCCCCTCACCCTGCTGACCCCATCCGGCGCGGCCTCGTCGCCTTGCGAGCCAAGCACGGCAGATCCAGCCCGATCGGTGACCGCTGCTCACACCTGATCACGCAACTTGAGAACTATCCCAAGGCAGAGGACGACGACCAGCGCCGGAATCTGCGCCGGTCGATGGGCCATACGCTCGGGCAGCTTGAGCAGATGGTCGGCATCCGTCATCAGTAGTGACAATTGCCACACAAGGATACCGATATGACATGGGATGAACTTTGCGGCGAACACACGTTGATGGCGGTCAGGGTAGACGTAACACACCCGTTTGATCCAAATGCTTCGGGCGGCGCGATACAGCTCGAACAACAGACAATTTTTGTCTTTGAAGATCCGACTGACGGTTATCGGTCGTGCGCGATCGAGCCGATGGTGGTTAAATCACCGCTTTATTCATTCGGCATCAGCCCTGAATATATTCGCGCTCCAGTGCTGGTACGCAAATGGGAGAAGTCGGACGGCATCCAGGCGGATGGCATCGAAATCATCGACAAGCGGAACGGCAAGACAATCCTCACTGCCGGAACCGACAATTTCGACGACTACTACCCCAGCTATACGTTTGACTGGCGCCCACAGGATCTCGCCACCAACGCCGCCGTCTCGAATGGAGAACGGTGATGGCTATCAGAATTGAGTACGATGAGCGACGCTATTCCAGAGAAATGGGTGCATGGATCGCCTACCAGCTTTTTTTATCTGGCAAGACAGCAGTTCTCGCCAACTGTTCGTATTGCGATAGCGGCCATCCAGTACACCACGATCAAGAAGGGATGCATCACATGGTGAGCGGCGAACGGTGCCATCACATAACTTGTCGCTCCTGACCGAGGAAAGATGAGCACAATGATGCAGAGACTATGGCAGGCAATACGGCAGGAGCCGAGCGGTCTGATTTTCTATTTTGGGCTGGCTGTATTCGCCACATCGCCAGCGTGGCTCGCGGCCATCGCCATTTGGCTGCGTTCTTGAGCAGAGACGGAGGATACAATGGCTCTTTTCGCAGTTGATTTTATGATCGAGCCCACAGGCCGTGAGGTGGAAATGGATATCGAGGCCGAGACCAGCAAGGAGGCGATGGCGGCGGCGCTCGCACAACTTGAATTGGCTCCGAATGAGTTACTGCACACGCTGTTCGCCCACATTGGGCGACCACAACGTTCCTAAGCGACTTGAGCAGTGACGGCCGCGATGTGGTTTACTAATTGCTTATCTAGCATTTTGGAACTTTGAGCAGTCAATCATGACCCCAGCATATGCATTCGGTCCTGGATGCCATTTCAAGTACGAGGACTGTCCGCCACCACCTGAACACCTATGGATCTACACAGCCATTTTTGTGGCAGTAGTTGTCGGCGCATTTGTGCTGGCATGGTATCGTACACGCTTCTAAGCGAAGATGGAAAGAAAGACGATGCCCTATACGATCTGGAAGACCGCTCTGAAGGCCATTGACGTTCAGGACATAGAGGTGCCCGAGGATGCGGAACTGCTAACGGCCCGAGATCAGCATGAGCAGCTTTGCATTTGGTTTAAGTGTGACCCGAGCAAGCCTAAAACCAAGCGCCGTATCGTAATTTGCGGCACCGGTCACCCTGCCCCGGAAGGCGCCAAATACGTGGGAACGGGATTTCTACAGGGAGGGCAGCTTGTGTTTCATGTATTCGAGCGCATCGAGTCACCCTAGCGCTCCTGGCCAATAACAGATGCCCCGTGACCCATACATCCGAGAGAAATTCACCCGCGAGCATAAAGCAGCGCGGCAGTTGATCCGCGACTACCGGATCAAATATCCCCCGGAACAATATGAGACCGAGATCGAAAGCTGGAGGGAGGTTCAATGCGAGAACTACGAGTTCACGATGAAGAGGCTCAGGGAGCCGAAGTGATCACCGCCCGTCGCGCCATGTCTCGATAGCCCAAAGGACCATGATCACCACCATCAGAACGATCAGGGTTAGGGCGAACTTCACTCGACCCGCACCGGGGCTGTCCCGCCCATGCCAATGGCATTGGCTGCGGCTCGGGACAGATCGATGCACCGGCCTTTAACAAACGGTCCTCTATCTGAAATACGGACGGCCACAGTGCGTCCATTCCTAAGATTGGTCACGTGCACTATCGAGCCGAACGGTCGCGTCCTGTGGGCTGCTGTGAGCGCGTAGGTGTTGAATATCTCGCCTGATGCGGTGCGCTTGCCATGATAGCCGTCACCGACCCCGTACTGGCTGGCGATGCAGGTTTCGGCATGGGCAAGCGATGGCGCAAGGGCGAGGAACAGAGCGACGATGATGCTTTTCATTGCCGCACTATCAGGGTGGCCAGTTAGTGGTTTATACGGTTTTTAGAGGTATTCGCCGTCCAGGCCGCCTTGTGATCGGTCCTGCACGAAGCCCCTGCCGTGACGAAGTTCCGAAATATCGCTTTGACAGTTCACAATCATTCGAGCGTGATTGGTCTGTCGTTCTTCGATAATCGCAATTCGTTTGTCGAAGTCGCGAGACGACTCGATTGATTTTTCCATAGAGTCGATCCGCAGCGCCAGAAGATCGATGCGACCGCCGATCTTGGTAAAGGCAATCGTGAAGCCGATGAGCAACACGAGAGCGTTGATTACAGCTCCAAACGTGATGGTAGGATCAAAGTTCATTCCCATTGCGCCCAGCTTACTTGCGATAGGATGGAGGTGCGCCGCAAATAGCGACAAGCGCACCATTATTACCCACGACCTGGCGAATGGTTTCCTTGGTATCCTTGCGGGACAGATAGACGAACTTGATCGTCTCGCAGGTGACCGAGGAAGTGCTGCCGCCCGTCGTCTGGCATCCGCTAATCGCGAAACCAGCCAGAAGGAGGCTCGCCATCGTCAAGCTTCTTGAGAGCGTCTGCCCTTCCATCGTCGCCTTTCTGAATCGCGTCATTGATCTGCCTTTCGATTTTGGCCTTGTAGGAAGCGCGGCCGTCCAGTCGTCCCTTGGTGTAGATACCGCCGAGAAACATCACGGCGGCGAGTGCGCCGATAACCCATCGACCGATGGGCGAAAGCACGAATGCGAGAATGGCGGTCATGAGACCTCCTTGAGCCGGTTGCTTTTCCATACCGAATAGATCGTGAAACCAAGGCCGATCACCGCACATGCGATCAGCAGGTATTTGATGACCGAGAGCGTGTCAGAGAACGGTGCAAGCTGGTCCTGCACCTGCTGGACCACGGCAGAACCGGAAGCAGTCGCAGCGGTCGTGGCCGTCGCCGTGCCTTGACCAACCACAGGCTGGGCAAGGTCCGACTTGGAGGCCTTGGCTCCGGCATCCGTGGCGCGGGCGCGTAGCTCTCCATCGTCGCCTTGGACCATCCCTAACGCGGCTGCTTGGACCTCATTGACCCGGCGCATCCACCCCCGACCAAACCGAGAGAATGTCCGCATCGATTGCAGGAATTTCCGCCGCTGGTCGCACATGGAGCGGATCAATTCAGCCGGATCGGCCTCATGGGCAGCCAGAAGCGTCCGATCCCCGATATGGCCATCCGCCAGCACGCCGAGCGCTCGTTGCAGCCATTTGGCGGATTGCGCGACGCCTGAATTAACCCCTCCATCGAACATCACGTAATCGACGCCAGAGGGGAGATCGTCGCAACGGCCTCCAGTCCAGTATTTTTTCTTGTAAATCTCGTCGCGTTCAAGGGTGGTCATTCGCCGAACATCTTGCGTATCCAGCCCCTTGAGTCGCCGATAGGCGTCATAATCTATGTGGGTAATGCCCCACATCGTAGCCCCGCCCGGGTCGCCGGCATCGTTGGAATAGCCGCCCTCGTGAACCAAAACTCGCTTCAGGCTGGCTTGAAAATTATCGGCCATTAGGCAATCCTTGGTCGTTCGCTGCCTTAAGCGTTGTCAGGTCGGGCATGGTCCGGTCTCCGGGGCTTTACGCGGGGAGGTTGTGAGGGTATCGCTAAAAGAATGAGCAGAACCGAGCAGCTACTTCGAAATATCAATAAGTCCATGCGCGGCGCCGAGTGGGGTCCGTTTTATTCACCCACTGCGCCAAAGGCTGACGGATGGAAAACTATTGTGATCGACTACACGTCAGGCGACGAACTACGGCGCATCGCCCGCACGCATTCCGAACCGTCGATCCGGTCGTGCGAAAATCGGATCGAGGACGTCGACATTATCTGGAGCGGAGGACCAATCGGTGACAGGCTTCTATCTGCCGCGCCGAAGGGTTTGGATTTTATCATCGCAAGCCACGTCATCGAACACATCCCCGATTTGGTGGGGTTTTTCCAACAATTATCGATGGCCATCAAATCGAACGGCGTTATCTCGCTCGCCGTCCCGGATATGCGATTTTGTTTTGACTTCTTCAAGTCTCCATCTTCAACCGCCGAACTAATGACCGCGCATAGGGAACGTCGGATGCTTCACACCCCAGAGAACATTTTTCAGGCTCACGGCTATGGAGCGTTCGTCAATGGCGCGGCAAGTTGGTTGCGCGACAATCTGAAGCCGCCAAAACTTGTTGCTGGCATTGCCCACGCTAAAACGCAGTACCTTGAGTATCTGAAAAATTGGGAATCCCAGTCGCCCCAGTATCATGACGCTCATTGCTGGTTCTTTACTCCGTCCAGCTTTCAGCTTGTCATGCTGGAATTGAAATTTCTTGGCTTAATCGACCTTGATGTTGCCCACTGCGAGATCAACCCCGGCGCTGAGTTTATGTGCCAGCTTCAGCGCAGCGGTCCTCCCATCGATGATATTGATCTCAAGAGAGAGGAACTGTTTCGCGGCACTCTAAGAGAGCTTGCCGAGCGTCCTATCAGCGATCCCGTTCCTCGGACGATTTGAAATTAGCCTCCAGCCATAACTACCCAATTAGTCCCATCCGATTGAAGCGAGGCCCATTTGCCAACGCCGCTGGCAAGCAGCGCCGTGCCTGCTGTAGCACTCCCAAGCGGGACTACGTTGGAGGATGCTGAATTGATCGCCTGTGCCGCGATACTCTTGACGTGAAGCCAACGTCCGGTGTGAGCCGAAGCTGCGAGCAGCGTTTCGGTGAAGGTGCCGGATGGATTGAAGATTATCGACCACTCAGTTGCGCCCTGCGTAGACGACGTGCCAGTCTTGGTAACTGGCACCGGGGTAATGATACCTGCGATGAACTTACCTGTAGCGTCGATCAATTGAGCGCCAGAGACGTAATAACCAAACGTGTTTGAATTGAACAATGCAGCGTTGTTCGATCCAGAAGTCGAAATGTCGCCGCTCCCGTTCACACTCGCGGGTGTCGTCTTCGGTGCAGTACCAGCACCACCCCCGACCATGATGGCATCCGCAGCCAAGAGCGCACTTGAGGCAATAGCCGACGTACTAGAGAAATACGGGACGCCGCCGCTCGTCGCACTAGCAGGATAAGAAATTGAAGCCCATACCGGCTCCGCACTCGCCCCGGACAGTAAGGGAAGATTGGCCGTCGCGGTTCCAGCGAGAATGGCCCCGGCAGATGCTGTAGAATAAAAGATGCCGCCAAGACTTGCAGTCAGGCTGGCGTTCAATCCGCCGCGCGTGAGGGCGAGTTGCCCTGTCCAGCCAACCGTAACCGATGTTGCGGCCAACAGGGCCGTGGTCGGAGATCCGGCGAGCGTCAATGTTACGTTGGTATCGTCGGTCTTGGTGAGTGCCGCTCCCGGAACGTCAGCAGCGAGAATCGTATCCCACGCCGGGGCCGCCGATGACGCGCCACTGCCCGTTTGACGAAGGAATTTCTTGCTGGTCGTCGTATTGCCGGGGAGCTTGGAAAGCGTGTTTAAGGCGGAAGAGTAAAGTATGTCCCCCAGCGTGTACGTTGATTGATTGGTGCCGCCGTTGACTTCCGGCAAAACTCCGGTAACGGCCGCTGAAGACGCGAGATTAAGTTGACCGAATGTGAGGGCTGTGCCGGCACTGTTGACCCTCAAAACCTGATTGGCTGTGCCGGATATATCAGCATGGGCCGCTCCAGCGTTCCCAGTAACGCCAACAACTGACAGGGCCAGCCCGTTTGTCAGAGCCGAAAGAGAGATTGCTTGGGCTGCAAACCCCCCGGCCACGAATGCCGCGAGTTGGAACTGCGCGTCAACTACGCCGGAAACAAAAAGATTGCTCGTCCAATCGCCTGCCTTCGCGGCCCCGGTCGCAAGTGTATTGCCTATCTGCACCCAATTGTTTGTAGTGCCGGCCCCCATCGTGACCGTACCGTTCAAAAATTGGATATTGAAGCGGTTATAATACGAGTTGCTGTTGACCGACCCGCCGCCCGCATCAGCGTCCAAGGCGACAAGATCGAACACGTTGCTTGAGCTGGAATAATTGGCCGGAATATCGACTTGTAGATTTATCCAGTTGCTAAAGACATCTTGAGCGCGAAACCAATTTGCGCTCGTGGCGCCCGTAGCTGCGCTCGCAGAGTTCAGCAGTACACCATAGCCGCAATAACCAACCTGTCCGATGTCGAAGAAGTTCTGTTGAATATGCTGGCCGCTGTAAGTCGAGTTGGTGCTGTCGCAATAGAACCCTGCATAGGTAAACCCCAAGATTACGCCAACCGACACACCAGAGAATTGCAAGTTCTTGATCTGGAGACCGATAGTCCCGCCAACCGTCACGCCTGTCGGAGTAGCTGAATTGCCTGGAACGCTACGCAGGCCAGCGAAGTGAAGCTTGAAGTCCTGATTTCGGCCAACTGTCGGCAGCGAATTGTTGACTCGGACCGCTGCGCCGCTTGTGGCATTGTAATAAATGAATGATCGGAAATCGACGCAGCTCGCTTTGTCTATGTCGATGGTACCGGTTGTCTTGAAGATATAGCCCGCAGGAGCGCCCCACGACCCGGCGGGGCCGCCCGCGCTATCGGTACCCTGGGCGATGGCACAAGCTGCCGTGTTCCTTATGGCCGTCGTATCGTCAGTCGAATTGTCGCCCTTCGCACCGAACATGAAGACGGAAAGAACCGGCTCCGCTATCTCCCACCAGGCACCGTCTGCAGACTGAACTTTGCCATTGTGGGACGGTTGAGAGACCACCCGTTTGTAGAATGCCCCGCCCAAGTCTCCCGCCGTAGTATAACCTCCGGTTCGTATGACGTTTATGGCGCTATCAACCGATGCTGCCTGTACATCTGCGAGAGTGTTAAAGACAGAAATGGCTGGAGAAAATCTCTGGAACGTAAGAGCGGTAGAACCCGGCGTAATCGGGTCAGATGATGCGACGAACCATTCCGAACGCTGGCCTATTGTCCCCTCGTTTACGACAACCAGCGCTCCCTTGACTACCTCGCGAACGCTGTCGAAGTCGGTCGTGCGGGTCCAGTTGCCGGAAGACGCAAGATAAATTCCGTTCTGTGTAGCGTCGCTCTGATCCTTGACCAGCACCCGATCGCTTTCGGAAACCGTCACGCCATCGATTGTTTGCAACCCATTGAGGGTGATATTCGCGGTCGTCGCCACGCGAGCCGGCGTCTTGATTGCCAGATTAGCGCTGGGGTCAGACGACCCAACAGCGGGAGACGTATCCCCCACCGTTAGGCCGCGTCTGTCGATGGTTGTCATTGAGTTCCTGACATTAAAAAAGCCGCCTCAGAAGGGCGGCCCGTCTAATTTAAAGCTTTGGTTGTGCTATTTGCCGCGCGTATCGATCCAGCCGTAGGTGAAGACCGAATAAGCCGTCGCAGTAGACCCACGAGCAGCAATTTGAGCGGACGTGTTCGTCAAGCGTTCAAAAGAGCCGGCTCCTTGACCAGTGCCAGGGGCATAAACATCCGCAATGCCCGTTGTGGATGTAGCCTGATCGTTTTCCTGAAGAGACGTGAATAACATCGTACAAGCGCCACCGCCTCCTGTGTTGATAATAGCGCGGACCAGCGCGCCAACCACCACTCCAGTTGGAGCAGTCAACGTGTGCGAAGTCCTTGATCCCGTTGAAGCAGTACCGCCGCTTACGTCGGTAACGGAAGCCGCCCAGATGAACTTATCGCCAGTCTGTGTGAACGCGGTCCACTGCGCGCTGCCGTTGGTCTTCATCGATCCGATGCGACGAGATACCGAGTAGTTCGCCGGCATGGTCGGAGAGTTTGCGGAGGTCGAGATCAAAACATCAACAACGCCCGTATCTGTACGTTTGATTAGATAGACATGATACCAAGTGCTGTTCGCAATAGCCCCTGTATCAAGTGCCCCGTTCCCTGTGCCAACCGCCCACGCGCTGGTCGTCTTCGTGTAGGCCGACGCCAGGTTCATTAACGTGGTCACGGCATCATCAATCGCCATCCCGGCGCTGATCCCAAAGGTTGCCGAACTTCCCGCCGTTGAAAGTATCAACCCGGAAATCCGCCCGCGCTGGTAGGCGATATTTGCCGAATCTGCCGCCGCCGTGGCTGAGGCTGAGGCGGAACTTGCCGAAGAAGACGCAGCGCTTGCAGAAGTGGCTGCTGCCGACTGAGAAGCCGATGCAGCAGTTGCCGCTGCCGTGGCAGTAGCGACCGCTCCAGCCATGATCGAGGTAAAGGTAATCGCGTCAGTGCCAACAACAGGATTACTCGACGTTACGACATACTCGGTCGCAGCGCTCGCCGTTCCTGATGTTATATAAATCCTGGTCCCGGTAACGATGTCATACGGACCGTCGAAGTCCCTCGTCCGCGTCCAATTCCCCGTACTGACGGAATAAATCCCGTTTGTTGTAGCGTCCGTCTGGTTCTTGACCAGAACGCGATCGCCCTCTGCCACCGCGACGCCATCAATCGTCTGTAAACCACTCAGGGTTATATTTGCGGTTGTCGCGACCCGGCACGGGGCCTTCACCGCAGTCCCTTCGGCTACGGAATAGCGTCGATCGATTATGGTCATTTAATGCGCCGCCTCGCGGTACTTCGCCAGCTTGGCGTCGCTAGCCTTCTTCATGATATCATTGTCGGTCTTCACGCTCTGCATGATGATAAGCGACTGCGCGGCCTCCCGAGCCGACTTGATCGTTGTCTGTATCACTTCCTGCCTCGCAGCAGCGGGCACATTAGGGTTGCCGATGATGTTCACCATGGCATTGAGCCGCATCTTGGCCATACGACCGGCCAGGCGTTGATAGTCGTCATATTGCTGGTCGGTCAGTTCAACGCCCCGTATTTTGCGATCGAGCTTGGCCGGAAAGTAGTTCGCTGATAGCAATGCCTTGTTCACCGGGTCATCCTTGATCCGCTTTTCCATGATCGGGCTCATGATGTCGGGACCAGCGCCGCCGTCCCGAACGACAGGCTCGCCCCAGATGTCACGGCGTGGCAGCAGGCCTTGCGACAGGCCGGGGATACGCGCCTTGAGACCGTCAAGCACGGTGCGCGCCTCTCGAACGACGGGATCAATCGTTTGCGCCGTCTGTGCTGAAATAGCGGGGACGACAGTTCCGATCATTCCCTTAATGTAATTCTTCCCGTAGCGTTCGGGGTCGGAAACAGCCTGGATCAGGTCAGAAGCTCCCGACAGGGACGCACGGTTCAGGATGTTCTTGGTGATGGCGCCGAATACCAGCGCCGGCAGGTGTTCTTTGTCAGCATGATCAGAACCGCCGGCCTGCTGGATCTCGTAGGCGTCCGCAACAACACCAAGGATAACGCTGAACGGATCGAGGCGGTTGTAGCGATAGTACATGTCACCGATGCGGACGCTGTAGTCCTGCCAGCCATTGGCCTGCATGACCGCCCGCTTCTTGCTATCGACCGGGCCTCCCCCCGTGATCAGGCCTTGCGATGCCAGTTCATAGGTCGCGATGCCAACCATCGTCCCAAGGGTGATGCGAGCGATCTGGGTATCCCGTGCCACAGCACCATTCTTGCCGGAGAGATTGTCCCGGACCTCCTGAGCGAACAGCCCAAGCGGTGTGCGTTCATTGGCATATTTCAGCAAGTTAATCGGCGTGCGAACGAAGGGGACGACGAACTTTGCCAGGATATGGCTATTGGCGAAGTTCTGAACCGAGCGGCCGACCTTCCCCAGGGGTTGCTGGAAAGTCTGATATTCCGCAACGCCTTTGGCGTGATCAATCATTTCCTCGGTCGGGCTGGATGACAGCTCGGCCACGCGGGTATTGAAGCGCTCGCCTGCGAGACCTTCTTTGGCCGCGATGGCGTAGGCTTGCCGGTTGATATCCCCACGGAACGAAACCGACTTGAAGAACTCGTCTTCAGCTCCGAGCAGTCGCAAGGGTATACGAGCCTGCTTGCCGCCGATCTCCATTTCCCGACCGAACAGATTGACCGAGGCGGATGGCAGCGCTTTCGGATGTCCCTGCTCGACCTGGCGAACGCCGGTCAGTTGCGGTTCTTCGGTCTTGAACGCCTTGTAGGCGGCAATAACGCCTTCGCGCGACCCCTGCACCATGCCGAACAGTTCGGCAGCGGCCTCGCCCATCAACACGCGGTCTTGAGAGCCGGTAACAATGCTTCGGGCCTTGCCAATGGTTGCGGCAGTCGCCGTTTCCAGCGGTCGCCAAAGACCAGAAATCGTATTGCCAATAATGTTGGCCATATGCGTCTTCGGACCGGAGAGGAGCGAGGTGATCCATGCCTCAACGACCATTTCCTTCCAGGTCGGCTTTACCGAGTCATTCACGAATTTTGATACTTGCGCCGGGGTCTCAAGCTGGCTTCCCAGCTTCATTTCGCGCTCAAGCTGAAACAGTGTCTTGTTATCCGAATTGGCCTTCAGAAACGCTGATAGCTCGCGGGCATCGGCCGCGCCGTTCATCTTCTTCAGCGCGGCAAACGCCTGGAGCGCGCGACCAGCTTCAGCGCGAGCGGCGGAAGCCTTCCCCTGCACAAAGTCATGAATCATGAGGTGCCTAGCTTTTGCCTCGGCATAGGCCGTCACATCTCCGCTCGCCATCACGTCACGCACGGCGGTTGCCGACTGGATCAAAAGCCTTTCAAGGCCGAATATCTCTTCCTTATTCCAAGCCTCACCGATCTTTTTGGTATTGAGATAGGCAACATCTACGCCCATCGCGTCGGCAAGACGAAGCGCATCGCCGTCAGTCATGACGCCGCGACGCTGCTCCAGAAAGTCATTATTGCGAGCGGCTGAATCCCTGAGTACCTGAAGAATGTCCTCGGGCGCGTTGATATTATCGAGGCGGATATTGCCAGCCTTATCGACCAGCGCGGAATCCGATCCCTTGAAGAGCTCCTGAGGGCTTACTGGCGGCTCAGTTTTGCTTCCTGCGCCAACTGATGGTCGAGAGCCTTCTGGCGCAACGTCACTTCCGCCCGAGCCGACCTCTCCAGTTGCTTGATCGTTTCCAGCTTCTTCGGGGAGTGTCCGGGTTTCATTGCCATCACGGACAGGTTGCGGACCTCCCGCTTCGCGTCGGTCAGCTTTTGCCGCAATTCCGTCGAGTCGGGCATCATGTTCCTCAGGAATATGCTCGTTGGCCAGCATATCACGCTCGGCCTGAATTGTCTCGGCTACCGGGTGAGCGGATTCAGGGGGTGTGAATTTGGCGTCAGATTCGTGAATATCCGCAAAGGTCTTTGGCGGCCCTTCCGGCTCAATTTTAACCTCTGACGGATGCATGGTCAGCAGCCGGTCGAACACGCCCCGGATTTCATCGTTAATCGGGGATTTTAGGCGGGTAACAGTCTCATAAATCTTGGTCAGCCATGCCCTGAAATGGGCGAACACGTTGGCAAGGGCCTGATTGGGCGCTTTGCCCTCCATCATGTAGCGCTCAAACCCTCGGGCGAACCTCTCATGATGGCTTGTTTTGATGTCCTCCAAACTATGAACACCTAGCCAGGATCGGACGGCCTCGGCATCGTCCCGCAAACCGGCAGGGGCTTTTGGGTGTTCTGAGTCCTTAATCAGTTCTTCCAACCACTGATGCCCGGTTTCGTGGATGAAGGTCGAAGCGTTGGCGTCCTTGAACAGGGTGATGACGGGCTTGGCGTCTTCCCGAAGCTGGATTTTGCCGCGCTTGATTTGGGCAAGTTCACGGGACGATGACGCCCTCGCCTGCTCCAGCTTTGCCGCAGCTTCCACACCCTCGAGCTTAGAAATACCTTTATGCGGCGTGACCGCGTAAACTTTGTTGCCTTTGGTAACGATAAAGGCTGCGGCGTCACCCTTAAATTCAGCCGGAACGACCCCCTCAACCTTGAGACCATCAACAATGCCGACCTTGACAATCCGGCCCGGCGTCCAATCCTGATACTTGCCGCGTCGCCAGTTCTCCGGGAGACCAGCGCGGCTGGCGGGCGGCAATGTCTGTCCATCTTCAGCAGCCGTTCGGGTGGCCTTGTTTAATTCGCCAAGATATTGGCCGATCGGGACTGCTTCGTATTTAGCCGTATTGAGCGCTTCCACCTTTTTAGCGTCGAACGTTTCCAAAACGACTTCTTTGGTGTCCTTGTTGCGGATGACCCATGAGGCCGTCCGGTTCAAGGAGGAGTCATTTGGTATTTTCGCCGCTTCTTCCGCCGATGAAGCAGCGCTGCCATCTTTGGTGTCAAAAGTAGCAGCCTCAAGATCAGGTCTAGCAACCGACCCGCCATCAATCGTTGGTTTTGGTCCTGTCGTTTCGACAGCACCAGCATCCGGCTCTGGGGTCGGTCTGATCGGTTCAGACTTGGCAGGCGCTACGCCCTGTCCAGGGCGAATGTCCGCCCCCTCGGCCCGGTACAGGTCTTCCGCAGTCCCCAGCGCTCCCTCGAACCGGGCCGCCCGAGCCTCGTAGTGCGAGGCAATAAGCTGCGCAGAGGCACTAGCCTCCTCTGCGGGCCGTCCAGCGGCAACCAGTTTGTCCGTGACATCCTTGGCAATATCAATTGGCGGCTGTACAAGCCGCTCGGGGGCCACAGCCGACTCGACTGGTGCGGTTTGGGCCGCCGCCGCCTGCTCCGGCGCGACTTCTGCCTTCGGACTCTCTACGGGCTTCTCTGCGGCTTTAACGACAGCATCCGGCGCACTGATCGGCGGGGTTGGTTCAGCCGCCTTTGTCCCGAAATAGCCTTCCTCGCCTGCCCCTATCACGCCTAGATCGCGCGCCCGCTCGATTTCAGCAAGCATCGGGTGGGGCGGCGCATGAGGGATGCCAGTCGGAGCCCTTACACCAACCGGGAACGCTTCGAAAGCCCCCGCAGCCTCACGGCCAAGCTGAGGTTGTCCCGCTTCCTCACCTATTTGAGCAATAGCCTCTTGGGCTCCACGAAACAGCGCCGGCAGACCGCGCATGACCGGCTCAACAAGATAAGTCGCCGCACCTCGGAATAGACTCTCGTTTGCGGCCTTGATGATACTCCTTTGACCCTTGTCGTAATCGTTGAAGAGGCCCCACCTCTTCAGAGCGTCAACTGAATCCTGCGACAGCCCGTTAGGCTCCGAGCCCCAACCCTGCCTTGCGCCCTGCCCGAAATGATCCAGCACGCGCGCAACCGGGTTAACCGACGTGTCACCGAAGATCAGGTCTTGAATTGGCGAGGTGCCGAGCGTCTGTCGGCGATAACGTTCGCGCTCGACCTCGGGCGGGAAGAGTTCATCAACGGATTTCGCGGGGAACAGGCTGTCTACGTCGGGGATCGGCGCCGCACTGGTCGGCTGTTCGTCTGGGGTGCCGGGTAAGGTCGTCATTACTGGCTCACCGGCACAAGCGAGGGCGTCACGGCCGGTCGTTTCGCAGCCCAACCATTATCGATCGCCTTCTGATCGGCCTGTGCCTTAGTCACCTGGCCGGATCGATAGGCGGCTATAAGAGCATCCAAGGACTTCACCGATTTGATATCGAATGCAGGTTCAGCGGTTGCAGAGGTATTGGCCGGGCCCCCATCCTGAATGACATCCGAAAACCATTGATCCATCGGGCGCACAAAGCCATTACCTGGGGTCTCAAGGACCTTGCCGATATAGTCGGGGCTGCCTGGGGTGAGTAGCTGCGCGGTTGATTTTCCGCTCTTCTTGCCTTCAGCAAGCGCGTTGTAGGCATAGGGCAAGAATTTCGCGAATAGCTGTTCGCCCTTCGGGTCTTTGATGTGTAAACCTTCGTCCTGCCCGCTGATCTTGGCTTTGGCGTTGGCAAAGAACTGCTTCTGGATCGCCGCGTCAGCGTCACCTTCCGGGGTTTTCTTGTTCTGGATTTCAGTCACCAACTTATCGACACCGGCAACCGTCAAGTCCCCCTTCGGCCCAACCCGGCTATAAAGTTCGGCGGGGTCGGTTATCTTCCCCGGCGTTCCATCCGGCGCGTGTACTTTCTGATAGGCGTCATAAAAGCCCGCGCCGTAGGTTTTGTCCGCCTTGGAATTGGCGTCGGCCAAGCGGGCATGAGCCCTTACGACCAGCCGCTCGACTGCCTCTCGACTCAGTGAGCCACCATTCGCCGCTGCGTCTTTGGTGATGGCGAGGGCCGTTGTTTTCGGATTGTCGCTTTCAAGGTCTTGCATATAAGCAATCTCGGCAGCGTCAGACTTGTCCTTTGCCTGCTGCACCTCGATTTGTGACCGCCGCTGACCGTCGATCCCATTCGCCGCAACCTGTTCGTTCGCCGCGTGGAGCATTTCAACCCGTTTGTCTTCGGGGATGAAATCGATCAAGCCGCCCTTGCCTGTCGGACTGCCGCCCATCTTGGATGACGCCCACTGTGCAACGGTATCGACTGTCTTTCCTTCCAGGACAGACTTGTTGGCGGCAATCGACTTTGGATCAACAACATCCGAGATCGGCGTGCCTGGAGCCGCCTTCAAAACCTTCGCCGCGTCACCAACACCAAGAAAATGGGCCAGATAAAGATTGGATGGCGTTGCTGCGATACCCTGGGATCGCAACACCGCCGAATTATCGTCAAGCAGATATCCCGCCATCTCGCGGGAAAGCTTGGGATCAGCACGAAGCGCCAGAACGTCCTTCGTATCGCGGCCCTGGAGCAAATCAGGCCGGTGAGCCTGTATTGTGTCAAGCCACGTTCCGTTCGTGAACTGGAAATTCCCCATCGCGGAGGAAGTCGAACTTCGCGCAGCCGGATTGCCGGTTGCGTTCTCAATCCCTCCGATCCGATCAAGGATCGCGTCCCGGCCCTGCACGGTCGGACTGAGCGTCTTGACCTGATCTTCGGGAGCCATAAGCTGGACGCGCCCGATGGCATAGTCCTGTGTCCACTTGGTGCGGTACTTCTGTTCCGTCACCGCGTCGATATAGCCAGCGTCTTTCAGTGTCGCGATGCGTTCCTGGCCCGCCTTGATGAAAGCTGCCTGTTGAGCCGGGTCGCTGGATTTCAGCGCTGCATTGCGGAGTTTATCCAGATCGTCTTGCGCGCTCGCAATGCCCTGTGAGGTCTCAAGCTTGAACTGCTGATCGCCAACCGCCAGAATATGCGTATTTGTCTGCGGCGCGGTTCTGGTTAGCCATAACTCCCTGGCTCTCGGATTGCTAATGAGAGCGGCGGAATCCGCCTGCGCCTGTTGGAACTTGGGGACATAATTACCAGCAAGCGCCTTTGGATCGGTCTCGTCCGACATCTCGTCGCGAATGTTGGACGTTTTAATAAGGTAATCCGAATTGGCCTTGGCAATATCCAGTTCATCCAGCTTCCGCTGCGCGTCCTGCTGGACGACGGCAATCTCGTTCGTCGCCTGCCGCATCCCCTTTCCGAGTTCGGAGATGCCGGCACCTATAGCCGACGTGTCATAGCTCGCAATCGGACGGCCAGAGTTGCCGGATGGAAGGCCACCCAGCGCAGTGTCGTCGGGGAGGATTGCCATTAGCCGTAAGCAATCTGGTCCAGGGAGCGCGTGTCGGGCAATCCCTTAAACCGTTTGTACGCCGACCCGGCACCACCAATGATGGTCCCTGCCGCCGAGAGATAAGATGCCGTCTCCTTCGCGTCTCCGGTCGCGCGCTCGCCCTTGGCGGTATCTTCTAGCCCCCGCGCTCGATTCTCGCCCGTGTACATGTCCATTAAGTGTTGGTATTCGCCCCGCCCCGCGATATCGCCGGCAAGATCGACCACGCCTGGATCGCTTGCACCGCCTCCCGACGCCGCAGCATTGGCTTGCAGCTTCGAGAGTGCAAGAGTGGTGTTGCGATCCTTTTCCAAAGCCTGCCGTTGGGAAGCAGCCCGGCTTTCCTGCGCCGCCTGATCTTCCTGAGCCGCCTTGAAATAGGACGAGCCTTTAGCCGCCTGCCCGCCTGCAATCGTGCCGGCCGCCGTCACCGCCGTGCTGACCACGGTCAAAGCGGTCAATGGGTCGAAACATGCCCTGTTATGGATGCTGCATGGATTGATGAAGCGCTCATTCCACATTAGACGCCTCCCATATCCACGCTTTTTCCTTTTCGACCATGACTTGCTTGAAACCTAATCGAGATAACCAGCGCTCAGCGGCAGGATTTGTTTTCTCAGCCAATGCAACAACCCTGCGGAAACCAGCCTTTTTTGCTTCTTGCATCGCCATCAGGCCGGCGCGATGCAGCGCGACCCGGTATTTTTCCGCGCCAGGCGCTTTCAGAACAAACGCTGCTATTGTCCCGTCCGGTTGATAGACAAAGCCACCAACGCCTAACAGCTTGCCGTTTTCCTCAACCGCGAAGGCCCTAATCCTGTGCGGCAGCGGTTCGCTGATTAACTGGTCGATGTCTTTCCTTGTTGCTGGCCTGATCATAGGCAGCGTCAAGACGTTGCTCACCCCTCGTTGGTCGTCATGTCGAGGACCGCCGCCATCACCATTGCAGGCCTCGGGGCGGTGGCCCGAAGGCACAGTCTGGCATCGGTCGACCACTCTCCCGGCACAGTGACCATCATCTTGTCGTAGTCTTCCCAGACCAGATTGGTATCGGTCACGTCGCCATCTTCCACCAAAGGAAGGGTATCCATCACCGTGAACGACTGGCCGTATTCCAGTCCTTGCTGATGCGTGTTGGCGAGGATCAATCCTAGTGTGTCAATCTTCTTCGTCTGGTTTAGCGCCGTGCCCATCTGCGCCGCGTAGGCGAGTTTTGCCGATTTGAACGTGGCTTCATAGCCAAGACCGATACAGGCGTCTGTGACGGCAGAACTAATTCCTGAGATAGCCCCAGACGTAACCGTGAACGTCCCGAAATCCCTGCCAACCGTCTGAGTCGAACCATCGGGCAACGTCGCGGTGAAAGGCGTGCTGGTGTTCCAGCCCCAGACCACGACCGAGCAGCCCTCCAGATGGTCCAGCCCTGAGATCGTTGTCACCGCAGCGCCGGAGTACATCGTATGGCTATCCGCTAACCTTGCTTCAGGAAGACCATAACACTGGTCCCGTCGAGCCGCCTTTTCCAGGAACCGCTTGGTCGAGCCGTTGATCGTTCGCTTGACCGCGTAATAGACCCGGTTTTCCATCGAGCCCGGCAACACAGCCACACTTTCAACGACACCATTGACGCCGCCGTCCGTATCGATCCGCCACCAGGCCTCAACTTGATCTTCCGCGTCATGGAGCAAGGCTGCGATTTGCCCATCCCCACGAATGAAGTGCAATTGCGTATCTGGCTGGCGCTGCACCGCTAGGTCGACAAAGCCTTCCGAGCCGATATCGGGGTTGAGCCTGGTCAGATCATGGGCGTTATAGTCCTGCGAGTTCACGTCGAACCCAAGTTCGAATACCCGACGATTGGACTGCTGGATGAAAACGCCGCGCGTATCGATCTTGACCGCTGCGACCGGCGCCGACCCTTGGGTAGAACAATCCTTCAGCGTAAAATTTGTTGGCGTCAAAGGCTGGTCAAAACTTCCCGAGCGAACCGAAGTTTCCGCCCCTTCCCTTCCGACAATCAACCTTGAAAGATCGAGCAGCCAGTTGATCGTATCGACCGGACCGAAGCCCACCGATCGGTTAATAGGGCCAGCGTCGCCCGCATAATCCGGGTCGAAACTGGTATAGGCATCTGAAATCGAACCCCAGATACGGTCTCTACCTGCAAACCATAGCCTTCCATCGTGAAATCTGAGAGCCGAAGGCCATCCGACATTATCGTTCCAGTCGCCCTCGCTCCAGTTGGACGAAGCCGTTAAGCTGGAAAATGGATTCAGCACCTCAATATTGACGACGGTCGTTGAGCTGTACGAAGTCACCCGCGCCACGCCGGCCGCGCCGCCACCCGGATAGGTCAGCGCGATAACCGCCGTCCCACTGGTATAAGCCGCCGCTTTAAACCCAATGCGATACCAGCAAATCGAATTGTTCAGACTGTCGTTGTACGAGTTCGTCGTGTTGGCCGAAAACGTCGTAACGTCGATAAAGCCCGTGCTATCGGAATCCAGTGAGCGCTGGAGCGTCAGCGTGCCCGACCATGTTCCGGTAACGGAATAGTTGAATATTCGGTCATTGCCTGTTCCGCTCACCCTGATGGTGGCTCCGAACGTATTGCTCGCCGCCAAGCTGTCATTGGTGGTCTGCCCAGAAGAGAAGACCCGAAACAGAGACCCTACATGAGACGAGTTGAAATAGGCGCGCGATGCGGTAAGCGTCGTGTTACCGGACAGAGCCGCAGGGGTCATCGTGATATCAGTCCCGTTGGCGTTCTGAAAAGGCCCGTCGTCGGCCTTGAACAGAACGAAGGACCATGAATGGACGCCTCGGCGTTCTATCTTCCGCTGCGCCTGCCCCTGACAGGCCAGGAATACGATGTCACCGGACTGGGTATATCTGACATAGGGCAGGTCAGCTTCATCATACGTCGTTGGGATAGTCAGGACGCCGGCCGCGTCAATCGTGATCGAATCAACTATCTTGGCCTGCGCCGTGATCGTCTCCAATTGAATGTAAACCGTGCCTCCAGTTGGGATGAAGGAGAGCGAGTGCGTTCCAGTATCCAGCGTGGTTTCGCTGATATAATCGTCCAAACCGTCCGCTGTCCCGGCCCGAAACCGGATAGGTCCGCGCGTGACGACAATGCGAAAACCATGCCGCACGTTCTGATCTGGAGCGGCTACCGTGACCGTCCTCTTGGCCTGGGCCAACCCGCCGGCAACGGGTGAAGACATGGTAAGCAGTCCACCCGAGATCGCCGAGGATGCCCCTGCCCCGGTCGCGGTGAGCGTCCATCCAGTTGAGGAAGAAAAATCTCCATTGGTGACCGTGGTCGATACGGTCGGGCGCGTGACCAGCGTTTCCGTGTCGTTGGCAACGGTCCAGATTCGCAGATCGGAGTCGGTCAACTCAAGCAGCGCCGTGTCATCGTTCGAGAAGACAAAGGGGATCAGCCGGCAGGTCAGATCATTCAGGATGCCGCCACAATACTGCAAGCCAGGTCGCAGCATCATAGGGCCGAGAACCCACGGCGCCCAATTAACCTGCTCCTCCGCAGATAAGCGCATCCGCTCGATATCAACCCGCGCCAGCGCGTATCTTGAAACTTCTCCCCGGTTGAATGAAAGGAGTGGAGAATGCGTCTTGCCCACTAGAACCGATCTTCATTCCGGCTGGAATTATTGCCGGCGCGTCTCGCTGTCACCCACGTCCCGGAAGGCGGGAAGCCAACCGGCTCGTTCATGGCGTCCTTACCCCTCGCAACCGCTGCGGCCCGTCGCTCGGCCTTTATCAGATCGTCGTCCGGGTATTTTCCAGTAATCCGCTTGCAGGTCTTCAGGGCTAGCCTGGTGTCGATGTAATCCGCGAACGTCTCGGGCCAGATCGATTGATCGGCTCCATAAGCCACGTCGTCAGAGACATATTTCACATAGAGAGGATCGCAATTGGCGTACCAGTAGTTCGGCTCGTCAACGATATCCAACAGCGGCGGATTGAGGCTTTCAAACTGCGACTGCTTGTAGGTGCGGATAAAGTCATCAGGCTTGGCAAAGGCGTAAGTGTACCCGAACGTCGGGGTAACGCTTGCCGATGAGTCAATCTGGACTGCCCGCATGGCAAAATTCCAGAAACCACTCTCTAGACAGTAACTCAGCACCTGATCCCAGGCATCATCGAGCGCGCGCCGGGGTTCTCTCGCCTCGCTCAAGGAAGCAAGCTTGCGCTCCCCAAGGATCAGGAGCGCCCCATTGTAGCGTTCGAGCTTGCTCAACTAAGCCGCCATTTTCGATTGGTGGTCGTTGATCCATTCCACGGCGGAAGCCTTGGTCTGGAAGTCTTTCGCCATGACGTAATTGTCGGCCTTGCGGACCACATCGAAGGATCGCTTGCCGACGTTCCACTTGGGAATAAGCTGGCCTTCCGGCTCTTTGACTTCAGGCATTGCCGCCGTAATCGTTTTGCCAAGGCGAATGAAATTCGTACCCACCTCGAAAATGACGAACAGCGCCCATTCGGAAGTGTCAGGCTTGAAGACCTCCACGGTGTCACCGGCCTTCTGCTTATCGGCAATGTCCTTCCACAGATAAGGATTGGACACATCGTCCATCGATTGCGATGGCTGTAGGACAAGGTGCCACTCGTTGCGCTTGAAGGATGATACTCCGAAGTCCTGAGACTTGAAGCGCGGCTTGGCGGATTCGTTGTCGGTCATATAATCCCTCATAAAAAGAACGGACGGCCCATAAAGAGCCGTCCGCCAAGGCTGGGAGGTTAGGTAATCGCGGTCGGAGCCTGGACAGTCGCGGCGGCGCCGGACGTGCTCAAGACCTGATAACGCTTATATTTCGGAGTGCCGGTCTGGATGGCATCCACAAGGTCACCCTTGCGCATACCAAGAGTGGCGCCCGTGGCGAAGAAGCCGGCGCCGACGAGCGTAGCATCGCTCTCAGCGGCAGCATCGTAGTAAATGAAGATGCGCGGACCCTGCGCACCTACCCCGTTAAAAACGAGGGCAACACCGTCAGCAGAATAAGCCATGTGTCAGTTCTCCTTACGACAGGTTGAATGCCGAGCCGTCGTGCTTGAGCTGCACGATGCCGGTATTCTGGAGGATCTTTGCTCCGTGAAAGATAGTGGCACGAGACCAGGACGTGTCCTGCTTCGCGTCATAGCCGATGTCGATGGAGTCCTCACCGACGTTCACGGCCCAGCCCAGCGCCGAACGATGCCACATGTAGCAAAGCTCGGTGGAGGTGCCGACGCCGGTAACGCGGGCCGACTGCATCCAGTTGACGCCGTTCCAACGCAGCATCTTGCGGGTCGGACCAACCAAGGGTTTCACATCGACGTAATCGGACGATGCAAATTCCGTGGACTGACGAAGATATGCCATGAAGCCACCCGAGACGATGGCGAACATGTTGTCTTCTTCCTCAACAGGAATATCGTTGTTGGCAAGATATCCCTTGGCTTTTTCGATCATCGCCATTGACGCCGTGGCATAACCGCCAGTGTCGATTGTGGCGTTCGCGAGTTCGGCCAGACAGACCAGATCGATGTCACGGTTGATGACATTCATCGAGGCCTGGCGCATCACCGCCTTCTGATCACCCTGGCTTGCGAAGATGTTGAAGCCAGTGAGTTCGTAAGGCGCGTGCTTCTCGACCAGCGTCGCGGAAACCTGCGTGTTGGTCGGATTGCCATAGGGGATCTGGCCGTTGGTGCCGCGCGTGACTGCGGTATCAGTGCCGGAACCAGCGACTAGGAAGGTGGCGGTATTGCCCTTGATGACGGATTCTTTGGTGGTGGCTACGCGGAAAGCCGAGGCCCTGCCCTCGAACTGATCCACGAACGCTTGGCGGTACTGCGTGACCGCTGCTTCAATAGACATGGATAATCCCTTTCAGAGATTTCGTTCCTTTCGTTGGGGTTGCCTCTGTTCAGGGTGTCCACGGGCCGACGCGCCCGGGGTGTCCTTGCGGAGCCGAGTTCGTCAGATTGTGGGGCTTCACTTGTGGCGGTGTGTGCGTCTAAATCCGGGGCCTTGCGGGGTATCCGGGCGCCGACGCGGGCGCTGTTAGGCTGCTCGTGCTTTCAGTTTCGATTGGGCTTCGAGCAATTCGAGTTCGCGGGCCTGCAATTTCTTGTCGGCCTCGTATTTGTTCGGGTCTTCGCGGCGAAGCTTCCTGATGTCCTCAAGTTCGCTTGCCACGGATTTAGCCGGATCAGTCGTGCCGGCCGGGACCAGCGTTGATGTCGGGTTCAATTCAACCGCCAGCGCGGCAAGTTGCTTGATGAACGCGGAGTTATCCCCGAGCTTGCGGCCGTTGGGATCACGCCCAGCCAGAACAGCGGCGGCTAGTCCTTCCGGCCAGGTCGAGATCAGGTTATTGACGGCTGTCAGGTTGCGGCGAAAATCCGCGCCTTGCCATTCAGAACGAAGCGCCTCTTCCGATTCAGTCTTGAAGGTGGCGTCCGCGTCTTCCTGCTCTGCCCGCTGCTTGTCCAGGATTTCATAATACTTGCCGACCATGCCGTTGAATTGCTTGGGATCGACATTGCCAGCCAGTGCGGCAGCGGCGAACTCTGCCACGATGGGCTTGTCCGCTTCGCCAATGACCAGCCCCTTTGGCAGTTCTAGCTTTTCAAGATACCCGTCCGGCTTCTCCGGCAGGCCGTTTTCCTTGCGCCATGTCGCCAGTTCTTCAGGGGTTGCGCCCTCCGGCAGCGCCTTCTTGAACTCGCCGGATGAGAGCTTGGTTTGCAAAGCTCTGTGAGCCTTGCCGAAGGCCGCCGGATCGGAATAGCGGCCAAGCTGCTTGGCGAAGTCCTTGTCCTCGCCAGCGAGAGCCAGCCGCCAGTCAGGCGCATCGGTCTTGCCAGCATTGCTAGCATCGGCACTCTTGTCGCCATCTTTTGCGGCGGTATCCAGGATCGTCCCGGTATCTTGGGTGCCAGTGTCCGCACCCTTGTCAAGCGTAGTGTCTTGAGCGCCGGTATCGGCACCCTTGTCTTCAACAGCCATAAAGGCTCCTATGCTTTCTTGATGATCTTCGTCAGCCGGACGATCTGATTGCCGACGTGCCGCTTGCCCTCGGCGAAGCAAGTAGCCCGTTCTCCATCAATCCCCGGCCTGAAACTCAAATCGTAAGTGCCGCAAATCCTGTTCACGATCAGCGAGAGCGCCTGCTTCTGTTGCCCTTCGCTCGCAACACCCGAAGCCAATGCCTTGATCGCAGCAATGTCGGCATCATCCGCCTCAAATGAGGACCACGGCTCCGGGGCTTTCTTCATTCTGGGTCAACCCAGGTGATACCGCCCGACTCGAACTTGTGAACAAATCCGATTGCGTCTTTCGGCTCAGAAATGCGCAATCGTGGTGTTACATAACCATCTTCCGGTACGCGCCACATTGAACGATGAACGATCTTCCGTTCATGGATCGGGCGACCACTGGGGTGTGGCGAACCTTTTGGTTTCAAGCAGCAGCCCCGCCCATTGCGGCCTGTACGCTCTGCGCCGCGTCACCCGCGCCCTTGACCGCCGTTCCCATCCGGGTTGCCACGTCCGCACCAGTTGCCAATTGCTGGGCGGCAGCGGCGGCCTGCTGTTCCTGCTGTGCGTTGGCCTTGAGTTGGCTCGATTGCTCAACCGGGACAACCCATTTAGCTGGGACAATGCCGCCCAAGGCATCCCGGAAGGCGGTATCAACGTCAACGTCATATCGGACGTTCGGATCAATCTGCATGGCTTGGGCCAACAATTGAGCCGCTTGCGAGAACGCAGTGGACTTCAAGCGATCGTTCGACGCCTGTAGCGGGCTTTCAAACTGCCAGTTAATCTCACGGCCCTTGAGAACCGGGGGCATGTCATCGAACGAGCCGAACAGGCCAAGATCCATCGAAACATTCCAAGTCTGCTCGCACAGACCGCCGTTGTACTCGACTTCCATCGGCTCAAATAAGGGAAGTGCCCTTCGGATATATTCTTCAACCCTTTGCTGGGTTTCATAGGCGGTCATCTTGTCGCCGCCTTGAGCCTCGGGCAGGTTAATGACATTCAGAAAGAACGCCTCCGAGATCATCTTCTCGATCTTGTCTTCGCGAGCATCGCCCCAATTCAGGTCTCCGGGCGGTCCCATCAGGCGCTCCAGCGCCGCACCGCCGCGCTCGTCATACTCGGGGTCAACCCAGGTGATACCGCCCGCGAACGCGTTCACACCACCTTGAACCGCCTCGGAGGTTGCCTTCATCGGAGGATCGACCGCCTTCTGTCCGGCCTCCAGAAGTGTTAGCGTGATCTGTTGCAGCAACCTCGCATCAGGCAGGGCGACGACGGTTGCCGGAGAGAATGCATAGGGCGAGCCAGCGACCGTGACCCATCTCGGGATGACGTAGTTTGAGCGTTTAGCCGGCTTCTCTTCCAGAACCGTGTCATGCTCTACGTCGATATAGAGCGAGACAAACGGGAATCGGGAAGCATTCTTCGGCTTGACCTCAAGGTCATACTGATCCGCCGGCAGGATGATGTGCCGACATTTGACTTCGCGATATGGCTCCTTGTCTACCATCTTCCGAACCGCTGGATGAACGGTCTTCGGGAACAGCCGCATCAAAGACCGCGCTTCCAGCATCCAATTGCGGTGCACGGTATCAATGACGAGTTCGGAGTTCTCGCACCACGCCAGGTCTTTAAGATGCCAGTTACGATATAGAATCCCATCGCCATAGGCATTTGGATCAACCGATATTACCGTCTGCCCGAAAGCAATAAAATCGTTGTCGCCTTGCTTCGTGGCCCGAATGAACTGGGAACGCTGATCGTACATCGCGCGCCGCATGACATCGGACTTCGCGTCCAGCCATTGCTTTGCGCTTGCGTTGTTGTTGATATCCTCATCGCCCGTTCGGGCGTGAAACCACGCCGTTCCCCTGGGTCGAAGCATGGAAGACAGCGAATTGCCCAAATCGCGATGGGCCAGGATCGGCCGACCCGTCATCAGGTTATTGGCGAACTCCTCGCCCAAATTGATCTGCCGCGTGAAATCGGCCCTGATGGGATAGAAATTCTCAGCCATTGTCTGCCACAGGGACAGCAACGGTTGGCGCTTTGTGAACAGCCGGTCTCCCTGCTCTACCAGTTCACGAACACGCGCCTTGCTTGCCATTTAGGTGCCGGCACCTAGCGACGTTGAGTTATAGTCGCCTCCGGTCGTCCTGTCTTTGGGAGCGGTCAGGATCGTTGACGACCGACCAGCCCGAGCCAGGATATCGGCCTGGGCCTTGCGTTTGGCTTCAAGCACCGCTGCCGATTGATCATCCGGCATAGGGGCGGGAGCCTGGGGAGTTGGCATTTTTGGAGCGAATAGACCTGACATCAGCGTCTCTTCTTCATGTGAGAAAACCCAAGATTTGCGGTCGTCTGCCGAGGCCCCGAATTGAGAGCCCGCTTGACTGCTGCGTTACCCTCGCTCAGGCACATCACCACGGCGTCACCCTTGCCAGGCGAGCGCCCAAGTCGTTTACGAAGGTCGTCCTTGCTTTCGATCAGGATACCCCGAGCAGCGACTTCATAAGTCGGCGCAGCCAGATCAGCCCTAAGCTCAGGATCAGGCGGAAGACAAATAACCGAGCCGCCCACCTGATCGGGGTCGAGTTCTTCCCGAAACTTCCACCAGGCTTCCGCCCGCTTGTTGGCAAACTTGAGCTGACCGTCCTTTGTGTGCTTGTTGGACGATGAAGCGCCATTGAACCCGATATGAGGGATGTTGTTGTCCTTCAGTCGAAGTGTAACGGCTCCGCCATAGCCCCCACCGACATCGACCACGATCGGGGCGTTGTCCCTCCGGTGCGAGATAATCATCCCAGCACTGCGAGACCCGTCCGCCGTTTCCTCGCCCTTTTCCGAGATCATTTCGGCGTACCAGCCGCCATGTCGTCTTGCGAGTTCGGCGCTATCCGCCCCGCCCCCGGCGGGATCGAATGCCATCGCGGTCATATTGAACGTCTTGAAGCCGTCCGGCTTCCATCTTGCCTGCGCCTCTACAATCCATTGGGTGGGGATGACCTGAAAATCGGCATCCGACCGCATCGCCATGAAGTTGCCGTCGCGAACGGCAGACCGTAACGGCTCAGGCAACCCATCCAGATTGGCCTGGTAATTCGTGTTGATGAGGAATGGATTGTCCTTTAGCGCCGCAGGAATGAAGGTCCGCGACATCGGGACCAGTTTCCGACCATCGATCTCAACCGGCGTTGAGTCTTCAACCTCTAAATCTGTTCCGTCCGGCGCGGTTACGAACCACCTCAGTTCACCATGTTTTGCGGGCTTAGGGTGTGTAATGTCCAGCCACGGACGGAACATGCGGATGATCCAGTCGCCATCCGCGTTCAGCGGAGGGTTGGACCCAAGTATTGCCCTTACTCTTTGCCCCTCGGTCGTCGAACGAAGCCAGCCAAGATGAAATCGGATTTGGCTTTCGAGAAACTGGGTTGCCTCATCGAAGTATTTGAAATCGAAGGCGTGGCCTTGCCAGTCCTCCTCGTCGCCGGCGTGTTGGTTGCCGGCGAACTGGATGTATCGCCCGTCATTTGTTCTAAGCAGTGGCGGCGGGGAGCCGTTAAAGCCATCCCGCGTTCCGTTGATCTGGATTGCACGTTCCGTCAACGCGCTCAGATTGGCGTATTTTCGCCGCATGATGAGCGAGCGCTGATGAGCGGTAAAAGCTAGCCCAAGTCCTAGGTCCGACTTACCGCCGCCGCCCTGCCCTCCGTAGAGCAGAACGTCAGCCAGGCAGAAGTACGCGTCGGTCTGTGGTCCAGGATTCGGCACCCACCTCATATTAGCCGTTGCGGCGATAGCGTCCGCTACAACGGCCTTCTTGTCGTCAACCGATAAGCCCCCTAGCTTCTGGGTTATTTCCTCAAGAAGCGTAAGGGTCATGCAGTCAGCTAAGGTTAGCTATCAACCGCCGGGATAACAAAGCCCGTCGCGCCGACCACGCCGGAGACGCGGTTTTCGAACGGGAAAAGGCCAACCGTAGTTGTGAACAGTTTGTCGCTCGACGTTAGCAACGTCCCGGCATAATTGCGATAGACCACACCCGTCGAGGACGCACCAACATCCAGCAACGAGCCGGCCGTACAAGCGGTTTGCTTGGTGATGACGACATTTTCTCCGCAGTCAAGGTTGGTGCAGGCGCCCGTGGTCATCTTGAGCAAGCTGGACGTGTCAACCGCGTGGTTGTGAATGATGCGATTGCGGCGCAAGATAACCCCATCAAGTGCGTCGGCCGAGAGAAAGAACGAGCTGATCGAGGTGACGCCGAGGCCCTTCCAAATATTGTCCTGGGCGTTCAGGCGGTCAGTGGTGTTTGCCGCGCCAGTGCCCTTGACGATGTTCAGGAAGTTCAGAACGCTGGATGTCTCGCGGAACTCGCAGCCATAGAGGGAGAACGCTTTGGCGGTCGAGAGCGTGAAACATGCCGCGATTGACAAGAAGTTCGCCACGAAAACCATGTTTTCGAAGCTGTTGCTTGCCGCCGAAACCGCAATCGATGCCGTGTTCGCCGTGTCGAGCGTAATGGTCGGGCGCGCGTCGCCCTCGCCAAGACCGATGATGCGGATGCCTGCCTTTGTGCATGAAAGACCCGTGGTGGCGTGTGAGATGCTTTCCGTATGGCCGGGCATGACAATGATCGTGTCACCCACGCCCGCCGTACAAAGCGCGTAAGCTGCCTTGATCGTGGCTACCGCCGTCGAGGGAGAACGGCCTTCCGAGCCTGCCACATTGGAGTCCACATAGAAGGCCGTGCCGCGACCGAGCGCGGCGGGGATGCGTCCAACGGGGGTGCCGTCAAACAGAAGACCATTCTCGTCAAAACCAAATTTCTTGCCGCGAATTGAAACGTACATTGGTATGATTCCTTGCTTTTAGCTGTTGCTAGTGGAGGTGGGCGGGATGCCCGGTAGTTACGCGGTGATGATGGAAATCTTGACGCCCGCAGCCATGGGCACGTCAAAATATTCTGGCGAACTGGCAATGATCTTGATGCCGTTTGAAGTGGTGGCCACGTCCCCCAATGGACTCGCGGCGCCAGATTTGTAGAGCTTGAACCAGCAATCCGTGTCGGATAGAAGCCGAACCCCGATCGTCGCATTATCGAGAGCGTTTGCCGTCTCTGCGTGCGTCGAACTGATCGTGACGTTCTGCGGCGCGTTGCCGGGCAGCTTCGCCACCTGATCCCGGTTATTCCCGGAGGCGTAGTATTCCCAGACTTGGCAGGTGCCCATGATGTCTCCAAACGACAAAACCGCCCGAAGGCGGCGTCAGGTCAGCTATTTTCGATTGTCTAGTGCGTGGTCGGCTGGGTAGCCTTGGCCAAGGTAAAAGCTATCCGTCTTGCCGCTTCCGTGTCTGACAGATCAACCGTCTCAATCGGGCCACCGTCTTTGCCGGTATGTTCGTTAATGACCTTATCGGCCCAATCTTCTGCAGCTCGGTTCTTCAGCCCAAAGATTGCCGCAGTAGCATTGCCGCCGCCTTCTCTTGCGACCTTTACCAGAATCGACTCCCAAAGAGCGGTCGCTTTGGCTTGCCCAATCTTTAAGGCGTCCGAAAATTCAGGGATTTCCTCGGCCCATTTGAAGACCGTGGACCTGGCGACGCCGATATGGCCGGCAAATGCCGTGACCGAATGACCACCTGCCAAGAACTCAATTACCTCGTTGCAGTAAGCATCCGAGTATTTGGAGGGGCGACCGGCACTCATGACGTATCCTAGGGCTAGGCCCCATCTCTCTCAGGAGCGGCATATTCGCTCGGTGCGGTGTCTGGGAATGGCTCGGGGTAGATGACTGCTCTCATGAGGTCTTCAGCCAGTTGGACGAGATGCTGGTATTTGGCCGTGTAGTTCCTGTCTCTGGCCTTGAAATCGGCGTAGATGACAGTGCCCATGAGGAGCCGTCCCTTAAACGACTTCGCCCGCCTCGATTTCTCGGGCGGGCGCGCAAATCACGATGATGCCTGATTTGGGGTGATTTCTGACGGGATGTCAAGAACGCTCATGAAATCCCCCACAGCTTCGCTAGCTTCCGTGCGCTCTCCCGAACAACCCGCTCCGCTCCATCCCTTGCCGATGTTCTCGAAGGCCCCAAACCAACCGACCAGCCGGCGATATCCAGCGGATTGTCAGCGAACAGCACGTTCTCCACGATGATATGAGGCTTCCAGCCGAGTAAGGCCCGAGCATCCCGAAATTGCTTCCGGTGATGTGCCTGGCGCTCGGTCTTGGCCATGCCGGACATTGACGATGGATCTGACGCGAATATCCGGTTTAGATCGACGCTGCCGATCGACGGCTCAAGGCCCGCATTATGCCAATGGTGCCTGTAGCGTTGCAGGGCGGTGTATTCCGATCGGATCAATTCCTCAGCCACTCGGGATTTAGCCTGCTTGGCAAGGCGGCTGTAGAGCCTGTCGATCGCTGAATCGTGGAAGTGATAAACACGGGTACCCTGCTTGTCGTCCCCAACGGAAACGTGCCCCACGGCCTTGGCAAGGCGTTCCAGCGTAGGTCCGCTCGCCTCGGCATAGGTCGGATTGACCCTCCCCCTCTTCGTCGCCGGCACGCCGACGCGGCGGATGTTCTTAGACATGGTGATTGCTGCCCCGTGCATGTTGAAGTCCCCGGTTAGCGTGGTGGTGTCCATCGGATATACAGCCGGTGGAATAGGTTGATGACGCGCCAGCCACGCTCACGGTCTTGTGGCATCCAGAACAATCCGTGCCCATGCTCGCCTCTGCAATATGAGCAAGTGCAACCGCGCGTATGCCTCTCTATGAGAAGCCAAGCGCCGCGAATTTCCGCCTCGAGAATGTGCCAGAAGGTCTTGTTGGGAAATTGGTCGCCAAAGACAAAACGACGATACCAGGGAACGTTCGGGGAAAAATTCATTTGAAATTCCTAAATCGTGCCCGGCGAAAAGCCGCGCTCAATATGATCCTCAAGTTCGGCCTGGTTCTTCGGCTTGAACGCAAGGCCGAAGTGTTGATAGTGATGCCTGAGCTGATCCTTCGTCGGCGCTGGTTCGAGTACAGTCTTGGCGCCGGGCTCTTCCCCAATTCCCCAATTCGGCCCGTATTTTTCCTTGAGGTGGTCTAGCGAAGGGCGCTCGCGTTCGACCTCGTCTCTGGCAGCAATCTGCTCCGCAATGCGCTTCTCACGGGCAACGCTCTCCAGTGTTAGCTCATGGGCTTCCATGCAGGCGTCGGTCACTTCCTTGACCGTTGGCAGCCAGCTTTTGGCGTGCGGCAGGCCCGTCACCGGATGGGTTACCCGCGTGATGATCTCCTCAGGATAACGCGCCAGCACAGCGGTAATGGCCGCCACGTAAGTCTCTGGATCGTTGGCGTCACCCGTGCGATAGCAGCCGAACAGGAGCCGCGCTCGCTTGGCCGCGTAGCTCGTCTGGGCCTCTTGGCGGGCCATCGAATCCGGCAATTTTTCGGGCGAGATCGTCAGCGGCTTGAATGATTGCGTTCTTGGGCTTCGCATCCAAATTCCCCTTGGTTTTCAGGCTTGCAACTATCCATGCCGATGGATCGGCTACCCGGTTTCGGTCGGCGTCCTCGATCAATCCGAGAACCACAACGGCGTCATCTCCGGCTGCTTTCAGGCACTTCCCGACGAACGATCGACAGGCGTCAGGGCCTTTTCCGGTGATCCTGCCAAGCGTTTTCAGCCCTCGGTCGAACAGGTCCGCTCGCAGATCGACAGGCGCATCAGCGCCCGAAGCGTTAGCTTCGGAATTACCTTCCCCTCCACTACCTTCCCTTCCATTCCCTTCCGTCGCGAGCGTTCGTCGATCATTCGTCGAATGCTCGGCGATTTCAGGATTTATCTTTGGTTTAAAGCCATTTATGGGGGCTGGGCATTTCCCAGGCTGAGGCCGGTCGATCTTCTGATGCTGCCATCCAGTGATCTGGATAAACTCCCTGCCATCCACTTCGTAGAGCAGGAGCAGACCGTTCGACGACAATTCGTCGATCAATCGTCGAATGCTCGAAGCGTCTACATCATCGCTCGGGAAAATCTGCGCCTTAATCGATTTGGCAGACAGCGGAAGCCGCCCCAGATCGTCCGCAAAATTCCACATGCCGATGAACAGCAACCTGGCGAGCATGGAACATTCCATGACTCGTTCGTTAGTCCAAAATTCCGGCTTGATGGTGCGTATGCGGGCCATCAAATCATCCCCAAGGCCTGCATATAGCTCTCTAGCACGGCTTCCTGATGGGCACGCTCGTTTGCATCCTGCTTGCGCATCCGTACAATGGTGCGCAGCGCCTTCACGTCGAATCCAACACCCTTGGCTTCCGCGAAAACGTCCTTGATCTCGTCGGAGATCGCTTTCTTGTCCTCCTCAAGCTTCTCGACGCGCACAACAATCGAACGCAACTGTTCCTTGCTGTTGTGTCCTGGTTCTTCAGTCATCCTGCCCTCGCTAGATCGTCGCCTAAATCAGCCACGGCGCTCTGTAGCTCCGGGTCTGCTGTTTCACGTGGAGCATCGAGCCTGAACGGTTTGACCGGCTCTCCCTTGCCCTTCCATTCCATCAATGCCGACCAGAAGCCGTGATGCGTGCCGTCCAATGCGTTATGACGTATCCAGCCGATGCGCTCGTAGGCGGCTACCTCATGCAAACGGACAAAGTGAAAGATTTTCTCGGTCATTCGGCGGCCTCCGCGAATTTACCGACTTCGTTACCCCAGCAATCCCAATTAGGACGACGCTGGCGGGCGAAAAGCTCGACGTAGGGGCCGGCTACAAGGCGCTCGATGCGCTCATGGATGCCGTCGGGCTTGCGGCTGTGCTCACGACGCGGCGCGATGATGCCTTGGCGAACGTCGGCGTTGAGGCGTTTTGGCTTGCCTCGTGTGCCGAGAAGACAGTATTCAGAGTTCGCCCGCGTCCAATAGCCGAGAAGCATGTCGGCCGTGATTTCGGCATCAAACATTTCGATCTGAGTGCCGTTAGCCTTCATCCAAGAGAAAGCGCAGGTTTTGTATTCAAAGCCCCAGGATTGAAGAACATCCATTGCCTCGGGAAGCATCGGCCATGTGCCCCACATGAAAAGCACACAGTCTTTCGCAGCGAGCCCAGCAACCGGAAGATCGCGAATGTTCGTGGCTTCCATTGTGTCGTAATGCTTATCAACCGAGCGGTCGCCAATAGGCGCAAGGCTCGCGCGTTGGCCGCGATACCTGCCCCAGCTTTCCCAGCGCCACGGCGGATCAGCCAAGATCGCCCCGTATTTCCCGCGTTCGAGTCCGTCGAAAATCCAACTCACACCGCCGCCCTTTCCGCTGCCGTTCCCGTCCCTACCGACAACTGAAAATGCGCAAGGCAATAAGAACCGATCATCTTTGAATGACCGCAGAAGGTGATGTTTGGGCTTTCCGAATATGGCCAGCGGCAGTGATGTGGTTCGAGATCAAGTAATGTCAGGTGAAGCGGCTCGATCTCGGCGCAGCGCATTTCGATAGCAGCGCGCGGTGTGGGAGACGGGTCGGCCCGGCGCGCATATCGTGGCATGGACGGATCGCGCTTTGGTCTCGGGGGATTTTTCGGAGGCGGCTTGGCAGGGCTCGCAATCCCTATTCGCTTGGCACGGCCGATCACGGCATTACGTGAGAACGTAGTACCGAACTTCGCGTTAAGCTGTTCCGTGACCTCGCGATAGGTGAGGCCTTCCAGAACAAAATCATTGATCGCCTCGGACTGCTCGTCCGTCCAAACTACGAAATGCCCCATCCCCCGATGCCCCTTTAGTTCGCGCGGTTCTCTCGTTTAAGCTGCAACAACATCTTGTCCTGTAGCAGGGCTTCCAATTCGCCCCTGCGGATGCTGCGGGGCTTCTCCTGCTCCACCAGGGAGCGCAGGTGTGCTATCTGATGCGGTAGCGCCAGCCGCTTGATCCGCCGGCAAACAAGATGGCTTGGAGTGGCCATCAATTTCCTCCCGAAGCTCAAGGACGATTTTTGCAACGGCAGGATCTGTCTCGATCAGACGTTCGATCTTGCGCGTGGCACTGATCACGGACGTATGGTCGAAACCGCCGAATTTTCTGCCAATTTGGGGAAACGAGAATGTCGTTAGCTCGCGGCAGAGATACATTGCGATCTGCCGAGGAAGCACGACGCCCTTGAGGCGACGGCGCTGGAGCAATCGGAGTCGATTGATCTTGTATTTCTCGCAAACCGCGTCTTGCACGGTTCGGATCAGTGGCTTGTGAGGCTCCTCAATCGTGAACCAAACAGGCTTCGCGGGCGGGAGTTTTGGCTCTTCGATGATAACCCGAAGCGGAGCAACGACGACCGTCGGTTTTGGTGTCATCTTTCGGCCATGATACCGCTTCAGCCGGCGCAAAAGGCCATCGCTGCTAACGACATTGAACTTGTGATGCGTTTCGGAATAGTCGAGCATCATCCAAACCTCTGATCCATGAGAGGGCTTTCAATGCGGGCGAGAAATTCTTGGCGCGCGTCTAATGACGCCTTGTTCCAGGCATTCATGAGCGCAGCAACTTGGCTTTCCAGCGCCTCAATGCCGCTGATGGGGTCTTTGGCAAGCTTCACGACGCGCGGGGCCGTGTGACGGCGATGAATCTCAGCCACTTGCTCTGCGACCGTTGGCTTTGCAGCGGCGTCAAGCAAGGCAGAGCGGTTGTCGTCAAGACCAACCTCACGTGCGGCCGTCTTAGCTTCTTCCGAGAGAGACGCTACCTGCATGGCGCGGTGCGCATCATGACGATGAATGCCTAACTCGCGCGCCGCATTCTCGACGCCAGAAGGACGGCCGCCGCGTCCATCCGACCTCAAACTCCCATTTTGGGAGTTTGATATCCGCTCGGTAAGCTTGATCCATTCCGCGATCTGCTCATCACGCTCCAGCTTGGTTAGATCGGAACGATGTAAATTCTCAGCGATCTCCCAAAGTCGCGCTTCGTCATTTGTCATTTTCACGATAATGGCCGGGATATGCTCCCGACCGAGTTTTTCAAAAGCCGCCATCCGATGGCGACCTGCAACGAGCGAATACCGCTCGCCGCGCTCGCGAACCGTGATCGGATGACGAAGGCCGATTTGCTCAATGCTCTCGGCAAGCCGGCGGACGGCAGCGGCGTTCAGCTCCCGACGCCCCTCCGGGATATCGATATCTGTGATGGTGATCGGGAGATGAATGTCGCGCATGTCACCGCTCCAGCTTGGGCAGCTTGCCGCCGCTCATCTTGAAGTGGTCGATGCTGTGACCGGACCGCCAGGCATTCCAGCACTTGAAGACCAGTTCCGCGCGGGTGCCGGCCCGGATACCGCGTCCCATGCCAATAAGGCGGTTGCGGCAATAAAGGATCGGGTCTCCCTTCTTGAGGCCGTCGCCCTCCATGAGTTTGGTCACGAAGAAATCGGCATTCTCGCGAGAGGAGACTTTCCAGAAGGCGTGATGGCAGAAAGCCAAGACAGCGTGCGAGCGCACGGTTTTCATGCAATCAGCGGTGAAGAGGACGCTGGCGTCGATACCCCTGATCGCGTCCGCCGCCTCCAATTGGGCCTGTTTCGTAGGCTTCGTTTCAGCTCCGACAGGCAGGTAGCCGTATTGCTTCCATTGGAGAATGTAGCCAACTGCCGGACCGAGAACATGAGTGTATTTGCGACCCTTCATGGCGAGGAAGTTCGAAAGGGTCTTGCTCTTGCCGGTATCGACCGTGAATCGCGTTTCTTCTTTCGGGCCAAATACAATTACTGTCTGGATCGAAACTCCGGTCTCCAGCACATTAACGCAGCGGTGCTGACCATCGTTGAGAACGCCGGTGTCGGAAACGATGATGCTCTCGCCGTTGAAGACATAACGACCGTTAGCTAGATCCTGTTTGATCTCAGCCTTTCCGAGTTTGCTAATCGGCCGGTTAATCGGGTTGCGCTCAAGCAGGAGGGAAGCCAGTACCGGCGTAAGTGTGATGATCTCGGCGGACGGCGCCTTTTTGCCCTTGGCAATGCGCTCATCGAGCCAAATCCGCATACGCGAAACTTCAGCCGACGAACCGACAGGTTTCTTGTCACCAACTGCACCCACAATCTTGTCAATTTTCTCTTCAGGAATGATATTAAGCATGGTTGCTACCTTCAGGCCCGTTTCCGTGGTTGCTCGCGGGTGCGGGCCTTTTCGCATCCGCCACGATCTCAGGAGCGATCCAGACCGCGAAGTGCGCGAGCTGCATCGATAAGCGAAGTAATGTCATCGCAGTGAAAATCCGAATCCTTGGCATTGAGTGATCCCGCGATGCTTTCGAATTGTGCCGCTAACTGTTGCGCTTCCTGTCTTGCTCGTTCCGCCGCATTCACTATTTCCGATGCCACAGTCCATTTCGGATCAGTCGTTTCGCCGTAGTACATGGCTTTGCACTGACGAAAGGTAATGCCGGCTTTGCGAGCCGCGCGAGCCAACCAGCTTTCGCGCGTATCGCCGGGGTACATAGGTCCCGCAATCGCGGTGATCTCGGCTTGCCAATTCATTACGCGGCTCACTTTCCGAACTCCGTCTGACTTTTCCGACATTTCCGAATCCTTCCATGTTTGATTGCTCGACATGAAAGGCAGCACGCACGACAACGATAATGACGACACTTGGCAGACTCTCTCCGCAGCAACGGAGCGAGCGTTAGGCAAACCAGGCTTTCAGAACGGCACCAGCAGTCCCGAGAAACACAGCGATAAGGCTGATGAAGATGGCGAGAGCGACAAGAACGACCGTGTCGCGGAAGGCATCCGAAATATCGAGAGATTCGAGGCGCGGTATAGACGCGGCCGGTAGTGGATGAAGTTCAGGCGAAGCCCCGCGCCTGTCAAAGCGGCTCGGTTGATCGAATGCCCCCTCGATTGGCCGAGCCGTGGTCATGTGTGGACCTCGCGGAGGAGTTCAATCAGCCTAGAGAGTGCGCAGGCTACGCCTCCAGCAATCCATCCCGAGACAAAGCTGTCAGAGATCGAACGCGCGATGGAGTACGAACCCATGAAAATGCAGAAGTCGATGAGAATGCTCATGACGCCTGCGCCTCCGGGTGGGAGGGCAGATCGGCAAAGTCATTTGCGGTGACCGAGCCGCTGGTAACCTCAAAGATTTTCACGAGAATTGGCTTTTCGGGAAACCGTTCATCGTTTTTGTAGCGGCCGACCGCCTGCCGTTCGACGCCAATCGCACGGGCAAAGGCCGCATCCGAGATTTCATTATCGCTGAGGTATTTCGCCAACTTCATGGTTGGCGATACTGTCACCGTTTTGGTACCGCGTCAAGAGGTCGGTACCATCTTGGTGCTTTCGCCGCGTCCCCATTCCGGTGACAATGGCGGAATATGAAAAAACCTAAGTATCCAAATGGGTTACGAAAAGCCATGGATTTGGTCGGCAAAGGTCCGACCGAACTGGCTGAGGCATTGGACACAAACAAGCAGAATATAACCCGCTGGTCCAACGGGGACCGGAAGCTAACCGTAGAATGGGCCAAAAAGCTGGCTCCGCTGCTAAATACTACGGCGGACGTACTTTTGCTGGTTGCCGATGCGGGCGCACCTGAGAAGCTCGCGCGTGGCGCCAGGGGCATCCAGAATATTCCATTGCTCGACAAAGTTACCGCCGGCCGGCTCAAAGCCGCCTCCTCCCAAATCCCCGTGGAAGATGTGCCCCTACTGGCCTTTGCCGATCTGGGTCGGGGCGAATTCTTCGCACTCACCGTCGATGGCGATTCGATGGACCGCTGGTCGCCGGATGGCTCCATTATCGTGGTGAACCAGGCCGATCGGACGCTGGTATCGGGCAAGGCCTACGTTATTTCACAGCGCGGCGAGGCCACGTTCAAGATGTGGCGACCTGACCCGCCCAGGTTCGCGCCGTACTCCACCAACCCGAGCCATGAGCCAATTTTTGTGAAATCAAAAGCGGAAGCGGAAAAGCTTGTAGTTGGCCGAGTCAAACGAACGGTGTTGGATTTATGAAGCCCGTCTCCACGCACAGGGCCGTGGCCTTGGGGTTATTTCGATCATCGGTATTTTTCGTTTTTGCCGTAGCCGCTTTTACAGAGGCCGACCGACATACACAAACATTGCTAATAACTGGCATCTTCATGATTGATGTAGTCAGTTGGCACCTCTGCGAGGTGATCGGCGTCCATAGCAATCTGGTTTACAACCAGACCTGGTTTAATGTCCTTGCAGACCGGTTCACTTTTGAAAAGCTTTTGGATCGCTTTAGAGATCGTCAATTCATTGACTTTCCAGAGCTTGTTAGGGAGGGAACACAGGCAGCTCGCGCCGATATAGACCTCTTCCTGCAAGAGAAAACCATATGGGCTGGATGGGGATGGTTCAGAAAGACCCTCGCGGGTGCGGGTTATTTCCTGTGGTACTGGATAAGCTACGGTATTTTTTACTGGATTGCCGCCGCCGTGGCGAACATATTGCACCCCTGAGCCACCCATCCCCTTGCAACCATAAATAGACCCGATAATCTCCCCTCGCCCGATCCTGGGCGGAGGAAACATTTCATGAAACATCTGCTTTTGGCAGCCGCCGCGCTGTCTTTTTTGGTCATTTCGGTGCCGGCAAAGGCCGGCTGCCCTCCCGGAACATCGTATAATTGCGTGCCGTCCTACGGCGGCAAGCAGTCCTGCGGCTGCCGGTAAGACGAGTTCGACCTCTAATCAGAAGCCCGCCCTAACCGGCGGGTTTTTTGTTTGCCTACAGATCATCCCCTCCCCAGCCGAACACATAGGCCAAAATAATTTGTCACCTTTTTGGTGTCAGCCCGTTGACACGGTACCAATTTGGTGACAGTATACTCCCCAACGAGACCGGCACTCAGGGGATCACAGATGGCCACTCTCACCGTAAATAACCTGATCGATGAAGAGACCGGCGAAGTCCGGCTTGGGGTTCTCAAGGGACTGGCCCGCCGCGAGGCGATGCTGACCTACGGGGCGATCACCCCGCGCTCGCTGCGCTCCGGCTTGAAGATGTACGCAAGCCGCCTGCCAGAATTGATCTGCGCCTGGCGCCAGCGCCACGGCCTCCCCGTCGAAACCACGATGATCGAACCCTTTGGCCGTCAGGTCGAAGGCGTCCGGTATTCGGCTTTTTGAGGCCGGGCGATGACCTCCGATCAGGCCAACTCCCTGCTCCAGCTTTGGCAGTTACAGCGCCGCCTTGGGATCAAGCCGGAAGATCGGCTTCTGCCCGGCGATCCTAACCGGCAGGACAACATTTCAATCGAAGAACTCGACCGCCAGCTTAACGCGGTGGCCGCAACAGCCTTGGGAGTTTGAGCATGGACGATCGGTCCGACAGTCTCCTCCGATCCATTGAAGCGGCCAGGAGCCTTCGCCTTGAACTGGCACGCATGATTGCGCCGCATGGCGAGGAAATGACGGCGGACGATCTGCAAGCATTGCAGGACAGTTTCGATGGCGAAACCACGCTGGATATCCAAATCCGCAATGCGGTCCTTTCGATCGAGGAGGACGAGATTTTCGTCAACGGCATTGAAGCCCGTGAGAAGGAATTGAAGGCCCGCCGCTCGCGGCTGGAGAAGCGCATTGAAACCACACGCGGCCTTATCGAGCAGGCCATGACGATCGCCCAATGGCCACGGCATGAGATGGACATCGGGACCGTGAGCCTTGGCGCTGCTGCGCCTCGCATTGAGATCGACAATGAGAGCGAAATTCCAAGCCAGTTCTGGAAGCGCTCTGATCCGACCTTGGACCGCGCCGGGCTCGGCAAGGTGCTCAAGGAGCGGCACGCGAAAATGCAAGAAATCGCCAAGCTGCCTCCCGAGAAAATTCAGGCCGCGATGCAGGCACTCGATGTCGAAATGCCCCCTATTCCAGGCTGCCGCCTTGAAACCAGCGGCACCACACTCAAAATCCGCAGGAGTTGAGTATGAACCAGATCGTCACGCTACCCAATAACGCTGTTGGCAGTTGGACCGGACGCCAGCTCGACACCATCAAGCGCACCGTTGCGGCCGACACCAACGAGGACGAGTTCAATCTCTTCGTGGAATACGCGAAGGTGAAGCGGCTAGATCCCTTCTCCAAGCAGGTTATCGCCGTCGTTTTCTCCAAAGACGATGCCAAGAAGCGGCGCATGTCGATCATCGTCACCCAGGACGGCCAAAGGGTTTTGGCCTCCCGCTGCCGGGACTACCGGCCCGCCGAGGACGTTCCCGAGTTCACCTATTCCGATGCCCTGAAAGGTCCGACGAACCCGCTCGGCATTGAGAAATGCACCGTCACGCTTTGGAAACAAGACAACCAGGGCGCTTGGCACCCGGTGAAGGGCTGGGCCTATTGGGACGAGTATGCACCCATCAAAACGTCGAGCGCGGCCTATGAATGGGTGGAAACGGGCGAAACCTACTCGGACTCTAACAAGCCGAAGAAGCGCAAGCAGCTTAAGCAGGGCGTCGATATTGCCAGCCTGCAATCACTCGATGACTCCGGCAATTGGGCGAAGATGCCGCGCGTCATGATCGCGAAGTGCGCCAACATGGTTGCGCTCCGCGCCGGCTGGCCCGAGACCTTCGACGGCGTATATGGCGAAGAGGAACTGGATAAGCAGATCGCGGCCGATCTTACCGCTACCGAAATGGTTGAAATGGAGCGCGAACATCGCCGCATGAAAACCATTGCCATGTCGGACGACGAATATCCGTTCGTTTCCGATGACGGAACGCTCTCGTTCATCCCGGCCGGTCGATACGCTGACCACATCATCAACCTCACCCGCAACTGCACGGACCTCAAGGAGTTGGACGGCCTCAAGACCCGCAACCGAGAAGGCCTTCAGCGCTTTTGGGCTCGCCACAAGGCTGATGCCCTTGAGATCAACGCGCAGATCGAGAAGGCCCGCGCGCAACTTGTAAAGGCTGCGCCATGAAACCCCTCGCCATTCGAGCAACCTATTCCGATTTTAAGCTTATCAAGACGCGCCAGGTCGTGCAGCTTGTTTTCGAAGTGCCTCTTTCCGACGTGAACGAAACGCTCGACGTGATCGGAGGGATGCCAAATCCCGCAAACGAGCGATGGTTTGGCATCGCGCCACTCGATAGTGCCATCAGCCAGCCCGAGGCGCGACCGGACAAAAAGGACTGGCGCGATCTGTCGCCAGTCCAACAGGCCGGCATCCGCTGTGAGGAGCCGGTGTTTCAGGCCTTCCTCAATGAGCAGCACCAGGAGGACTGGCGCGAAAGCAAAGACGCTGCCGAGTGCGTCCGCATCATCTGCGGGGTTTCCTCACGCTCGGAGTTGTCAACCAACCACGGCGCGCGCGTCATCTGGCATCAGCTCGATACCGCATATCAAGCATGGAAGGCGCTCGAACATGCGTGAAGTACCTGAGTGGGTTGGCAAGGATGGTAACAGCGCGATCCCGCCTCGCGTTCGCTTGCGCCAGTTTGAGCGCGATGGGGGCCGTTGTCAGTGCGGCTGCGGAATCCTCATTCGCCCCGGCGACGAATGGGAAACGGATCATCTGATAGCCATCGCAAATGGCGGGGCTAATGCAGAGAGCAATCTCCGCACCATTTTGAAAGCCCACCACAAGGAAAAGACCGCCGCAGACGTTGCCGAGAAATCGCGCGTCTATCGCAAGCGGTCAAAGCACATCGGCCTCAAGAAATCATCGCGGCCCATGCCAGGATCTAAGGCGAGCGGTTGGAAGCATACGATGTCTGGAGATTGGGTGCGTAGATGAGGCCACTTGATCTTCGCGGGCAGAAGTTCGGCCGACTAACCGTTGGTGCGCTTGCTATAAATGATGGCAACGGTCGCCGTTGGCATTGCCAATGTGATTGCGGCAAGCAAACGATAGTCCGGACTGAGTATCTTCGGACCGGAGATACCAAATCATGCGGGTGCCTGCAAAATATTCAACGGAGAGACGGAAATAAGACCCACGGCCTTTCAAAGCAGGGCCGGGGCTCGGCATATGTCTCGTGGATGAACATGAAGGGCAGATGCCTGAATCCGAACCATCGCGATTATGCAATCTACGGAGGTCGGGGAATTTCCATCTGCGATCGCTGGCTCAACTTTGAGGAATTTCTTGAGGATATGGGACATCGGCCGAGTCGGCGACATACGCTGGATCGCATCAACCCGGACGGCAATTACGAGTCATCCAATTGCCGATGGGCTACTCCCATTCAGCAGGCCCGCAACACGCGACGAGTAATTATGATCCTGCATGAAGGCTCATGTATCTCGGCAATGGATATTATCGAAATGGCACTCAACTCCTCTACTATCGGAGATTCAACCATCTCTGAGTTTCTAGCTCGCCACGGGATCGCCATAGGTCTTCGCCGACTTCGCAAACGTATGAATGGCACAGTGGAGCGCCGGCCATGATGGATAAAATCGACAAATATCTCGATTGGATAATGATCGTAAGCTCACCGGTTTTTATGCTCTCGGTCATCTATACCGACGATATCGTGTGGCTTCGATTGTGCGCTGGTCTCTGGCTTATCAGCATAGTCACCCAAGCTATTTCTGACCGTCTAAAATCGCGCGCCAAACGTGTCCTTATGGAGCGCCGCCCATGACGCACGTTCAATCACTGCCAGAGAACGCAAACCAGTAAGCACCGCGTTCGCGCGCCTCGGCGATTTTTAGGGGCAGGAGAAACGAAGTGACCAACCATCCTAATCGCAACAACAAGCAAAAGAACGGAACGTCCCGCACGACGCAAGGCTTGCGCGATATCCTGTTTGATGAAATCGATGAACTCCGAACGGGTGACGGGGACCCTACGAAATCCTTGGCCGTGGCGAATCTGGCAAAACAGATCATCAACACCGCCAAGGTAGAGCTGGATTTCCATCGCGTGATCCAGATGGCGGAGAGCGAAGGCAAGCCCGTTCAAATGGGCAGCCTGCAACTCGGCTCGGGAAATGCTGCCTCTGCAGCGACAAATGTGACGGGTCACTAATGCGCACTGACCCACGGTATACTCGCGTGCGGGCGATGTTGCTGGATGATGCGGTGCCACGCCTATCTAATGGCGGCATCGCCCTCTGTCACATTTGCCAGCGCATGGTATACCACGCAAATGGGTTCTTGGCGCTTGTCATCAGGACCCTTGAAAGCGCAGCAATGCATACGAAGCCGGCGGGGCATTGCCCCCGCTGCGCCTCTGCCAAGCTTTATTTGATCGCTCGGCATTGCCGGATTAGGTGCGCCGATTGCAGGCACGAATGGTCGGGAAACAAGGGCACGGAGCGCGCGAGCGCAAAGAAGCCTGCCGCCTGGTATGACCGCATCACCGAGCTTCATCGCGAAGGTCACAATCCTCACGCAATCAGCAAGATCATCGGCGCGAAAGATTCCAAGAGTGTCTATCACTTCGTGAAGCGCTTGATCGCGTTTGACAATCTGCGCGACGCGACACCGCTCTCTCAACATGACGGATTAGGGGGCGAATGATGGCGGCACTGTTCAAAGAACGAGCACGCAAGCCAATCATTCCAGCCGGTATCGGCATTGCCACTCCGACGATCAAGAGGATCGGCGCTGAACTTTTCTATGTGGCTGAGATTCGCGAGCCATGGTCGGAAGGCGGCTATCAGATTTTTCAGTTGCTCTTGACTGAACAGGAAATGTTGCGGGCCGTATCTGAATGGACGGCGACGTTAGCGCGGAGTCAGCCATGACCGACGCAGCAACCCGCCTGGCTGATGAGATTGAACGATACGGGGTGATGGCGTTTTTACGCACGGATCTACAACGTGAACTCATTGCCACCCTCCGCGCCGCAGCTTCCAAAGCGCAGGAGCCGGTAGCGTGGCGAGTTGACGGTATTCGCAACGGTGAGCCGCAGGTCTGGTTTTATTGGAAGCCTGAATGGCCCATCGCCCATAAAGAGCACGGCGACAAGGTTACGCCCCTCTACGCCACGAAATCAGCCCCGGAGGTTTATGGCTCTCTACCCTCGGGAGAGAGTGATCCTGTAGTGATGCAGGATTACGCCGGGGCTGATACCCCTCCGCCAGCAATCAATGGGCTGGACCCGCGCGATTATCTTGCTGGTATTCGCGACGGCAACATCGTGCCAACAATTGAAAACCTGCGAGAAGCCCTTGCTGCCGTCCTCGTCTCTCCGCCAGCCGACGCCGAGATCAGGGAGGCGTTGAAGCAATCTTTGCCCTTGTTGGAAACACTTCACAGCATCCTTTCGATTGGGGATGCCCGGCGAACAGTTTTCAAGGTTGTAAAAAATGTCCGCGCCGCCCTCGAACGCCTCTCCCGCACCGATGCAGAGGAGAAGGCGGGGAAGGCAGATGAAGCGGGCTGGCTTATCGAAAAAGACGATCCGCCCGTTTATGCCGTTTTGTCGGATGACTTTGATGAGCATTGGACAGATGACGCCGAGAAAGCCCTGCGGTTTGCCCGCCGGGAGGATGCCCAAGCTTATGTCGATCATATCGGCTGGACATCACCTCCGGTCCGCGTGGTCGAACATATGTGGCCAGAGGTTTCGCGCCCTTCACCCGCCTCCGCACGGGGGGAGATAGCGCAGAAGGGCTTCACTGTCGATACGATCATGGAAGCGTTCAATGTCTGGTATCGAACGCTAACTGTTCGAGATATGCCCACAAATCGCGATGTATTTGCACAAGGTTACGTCGCTGGCTGGAATGAAAAAGAAACTCAAGCCGACGCCATCCTTGCGCTCCGTGACGCCCGCGTAGAGGAGCTTGGGCGGGAACTAGAGGCGGCAAAAGAACAAGGACAACGGTTTCTTGACGCGCACCTAGCATGTTGCGGGGATAATCATGCCCGCGCTGAAAAGGCCCTCGCCCGCGTGGCCGAGCTGGAGAAGGCGCTGGAGGCCGAGCGCGAACGCTGCGCGAAAATTGCCGACCAAGTAGCTGTTAATGCTGAGCGCCGGGCAGCGGACCGCACGCCTCAATCAGCAGCGCAGGAAGCGGCTTACAACAAAATGGAGGGCGCTCAAGAGGTCGCCAATCAAATCCGCGCGCGCTCACCAGTCACGCGCCCTCAGTGCGAAGGGGGTGAAAAATGAAATACGAAATGAGGCGCCCCAATACAGAGGCGGAAGCCATCGAGATAATCGATAGCGCCTTGCGGGTGATCTACGGCCAGATCGAAGTCTATCGCGGCGTGAGGAAAAAGGCCTGGAACGGCGATTTTGTCGATCACCTTCGAATTGAAGACAACCACGCTCTAGCTTGGCTTTCTGATCGATACCCTCAGCGTGTTGATCGTGCAAACGATGGGGCACTGTCATGAGTTGGGCTGTCGGCATCGGCAAGGATGGCCGCGACATCGGTTACGGAGTGCCGGCGCTTTGCGACCATCCGAAGTGTGACAAGCAGATTAATCGCGGTCTTTCCTATGTCTGCGGCATGATTAACACAGACGGCGAGGATCGGGGCTGCGGACTGCATTTCTGCGCCGACCATCTTCGACATTCTGAGAAATTCGGCCAACTTTGTTTCCGATGCTGGCCTCGCAGCCGCGCGCCATTCACACGCAAGCCTGATGTACCCGAATGGATCGAACACAAGCTAACCGATGAAAGTTGGGCGGAGTGGCGGGCCGACAATCCCGACGAAGTGGCCGCGCTTTCACCCCAAGAGACCATTTCCAAGGAGAGTGAAGCCCATGATGGATGAGCTACCAAGCTTTTCAAAGCAAGAAGGTCTCACCCTGCGCGCCCTAGATCATGGGGGCTTTCTTGTTGCACACCCCGACATTTATACAGTGAAGGCACTCTATTTCGCAGCCACCACAATTGATGAAGCGTTCGAGTTTATGCGCAAGCACCTCAACCCCCAAGAAAACGCGGGGGGCGAGCAGTCATGAGCCTAACTGCGGATATGCTGCAAAGATTCAATGAACTCGAACAGAGTTTGGTCCCCGAGGATTTGCGCGCGCTCGGATGGAAGTACGTCGATCCTCCGACGAAATTTTCGCACGAAATGTGGGAGTATTTCCGAAACCTGATCGGAATGGATGAGCACAAGCTGCTGATCTACAGTGATGGCATCACGCGCGACGGTTTCCCGTGGAAACGCGGTCAGTTCGTCATCAGCCCGCAAGGCATGAAGAACCTAGCCGATAAGGATCGCGCCCTGAAGCTTCAGATCTCGCTCAAAACGACTGGAGACACACCCAACGGCAGGGCCCCCACCCAAGGGAGCGACGCCAATGGGTGAGCACGAATGGCTGCGCGCAAATCGAGCGTGGATGGATCGAGCCTTTAAGGCTGAGGGCGAACGAGACGCGCTGGTGAGCGCCCTGAAAGACATCGCCTATGTCGCGGAAAACGGTCGCCCCGTAGAGGGTAAGGATCCTGCGGCTGTACAGCGATGGTGCCAGGAGCGCGCGAAGGAAGCCCTCGACCGCGTAGGTGTGGGAGGATCGCGGTGAGCTACGTCAGCATGGATCACGCCTGTTGGGTCGAGCGCAATATCGAGGCTGGCAAAAAACAGCATCAGACGAAGTCAGATTGGCGCAAGGCCAAAGAGGGCATCGGGTGGCAGGCCGCGCCCGATAAATTGAACCCATTTCAACGTCGCGCTTTCGACATCCTGGGGATCGTCGGAAACGGGATCTATAATGCTCCTATTGCTTGGGGTGGCATCTGCTGGCATCCGTATTTCATCACCGTTAGCTGGCGTCATTCCTTGGCTACATGGGACTTCGCAGCCCTGACGAGGCTAGTTTTCCTATGCCATGAGGCCAGGATACGTTGCGGAGTCGCGCCTAAGAATTTCAACCATATCGAGATTCATCTGAGCGAGAGAACTCACCTTGGGTCGATGTCAGTTCGGCATCCGAATCTCGATGAGGCCGTTTCGGATTTCCGAGGCTATTTCCCGGCGACCCACCCGATCAACTATCCCGCGCATCCTCCGGCAGAACGTGGAGGCGAGCGGTGACCTATTTGCGCTCCCGCTTCTTCAGTTCTTTTTCGACGGCCTCCCGGATGAACTCGGCCCGTTTGTTCGGGCCGGCAACGGCATCGATCCTCTCTGGTACCCCGGCAGGTAGCCTGACGACAGTTGGCCTTACCCCCATCTCCGGGCGCCCCGGTCCCCGCTCCTCAACTTTTTTCAAAAAATCTCTCCTAAAAGCGATATCGCTTATTGACAGCATAACCGATATCGCTTATAAAGGCAATATCAAACACGGGAGAGATAAATGATCATCGAGACCTCAGCCAACATCCTCTACTTCGTAGTCGATAACTCCGACCCGGCGCTCTCCCACTGCTGGACCGGCCTCCGCGTGAAGCGCGCAAAGGGCGGCTATGTTGTCGTCAAGAACCCCAAGAAGGAATTGGTTCGCAAGGCTGGCTGCCGCGAAGTCGCTCCCTTCTCCGAACTCAAGGGAGCAGCATAATGACAAACGAGCAGATGAAACCCTTCCGCTTCCTCCGCTGGCAGATGGCCCGCAGCAAGATCGCTTTCATCCAGTCCCACCTGTTGCAGGGACAGACGGTTTACCTCTGCACCATGACTCGCGCCACCAAACTGACTGCCAAGAACTTCGATATGATCAAGGCTACCAAGTCCGGCGCCTACATGCAGAGCGGCAAGAATTGGGTTTGCATCGACGGATGCGGCGTAAAGGTGGGGAACGCATGACAGTGCTCTCTTCGCAGGATCGCCAGCCATGAGCCGCACCCCTGCCCGCATCACCCAGGCTGATGTCGCCCGAGCTATCCGGGCGGCAAAGCAAGCTGGCGCGGGCATGGTCCGTATCCTACCTGACGGCACAATCGCGATCTCCCTGCAACCGGAACCTGCGGGGGACAAGTCGGAAAATACCGTTGATGACGGCGAGGAGGTTGTCCTTTGATCGACGACATGCCCCGCCCTCGCCCGCCGCATCTGCACAAGCAGACGACCCGCCACGGCAAAACCGTGTTCTATGTCCGCGTCGGCAAGGGAAAGCGCATCAGGATTCGGGCCGACTTCGGAACCGAGGACTTCAAGACGGAATATGCCGCTGCGATTGATGGCGAGGAAACCAAGCCGGCCGGCAAAGCCAGCCATGGCTCGCTTGAATGGCTGTGGATGCTCTACCGGCAAACAGACGCCTGGACGAGCCTTTCCATGGCAACGCGCCGGCAGCGTGAGAACATCATGCAAGGCGCGCTCAAGACCGGCGGCAACCAGCCACTATCGAAGATCACTGGAAAGACGATCAAGGCAGGAATCGACCGGCGCAAGGGCCACGCCGCCCGGCATTTCCTCGATACGATGAAGGGGCTATTCAAATGGGCGGTCGATGCCGAGCACGTCAAGACTGACCCGACCTACGGGAAGGCCGTCGCCAAGCCTAAGACCAAGGGCTTCCCGGTTTGGGAGGAAGACGAGATTATCAAATTCGAACAGCGCTGGCCGCGTGGTACCCGCGAGCGCGTCATGTTCGATATTTTCTGCTACACCGGCCTGCGTCGCGGTGACGCTGCCGCCCTCGGGAAGCAGCACGTCAAGAACGGCGTGATCAGCATCGATACCGAAAAAACGGGAACGCGGGTGACTATCCCGGTTCTTGATGTCTTGCAGAAAACACTCGACGCCGGCCCGGTCGGGGATCTGGCCTTCATCGCCAAAGCGAATGGAGACCCGCTGACAAAGGAAAGCGTCGGCAATGCGTTTCGGGATGCTTGCCGGACGGCTGGGATTCGGAAGTCTGCTCATGGCCTGCGGAAAGCCGCTGCCACCAGGGCAGCGAACAACGGCGCGACGGAGGCCCAGCTAGAGGCCATCTTTGGATGGGAGGGCGGCAAGATGGCTGCCCTTTACACCCGCACGGCGAACCGAGAGAAGCTGGCAACAGGCGCGATGAACACGCTGGAGAGAACGAAAACTGAAATCCTATTCCCTCACCTAAAGGAGGGTGAGGGATTTCAGACGAAAAGCTGAGTGATATCAAAGTCGATTTTTTGCGATGGTGGGGGAGGCAGGACTCGAACCTGCGAAGCCATGAGGCGGCTGATTTACAGTCAGCTCCCTTTGCCACTCGGGACACTCCCCCGCTCAACGTCATCGAGCCCTGCGGCCCAAAGCCTTTTCAGGCAATCAAGCCCTAAAAAGCCATCGATGAGGCTGAAAACCGCGGTCCCATAAATGGGCGTCCGGGTCGGCGCGTTTATGGGGACCGGCCATGGCAAAGTCAACCAAGGCGCGCGGCCAAATCGATGCGATCGTTTCGCGAAATTGCCATTCTTCGGAACCCATGACACAAGCCTCTCGATGACCGATCGCGACCATAAACGGCCCTTCCGCCGCAACCGGCCTCAAAATGCCGGAAAACCGTTGGCCGGCCGCCGCCGGCCGGCGTTTTCGAGGGA